TTTGTTACTGTGTACTTACCTGGAGCAGCACCGTCACTGCCTTTGAGAATGAACTCAACAGCAGTACCACTACCAGCAGGAATAGCAGCAACTACAGTAGCCGCAGTTGATGTGGTCGTAACCGTCGCACCACTGATAACGGCAGCACTGTTAGCGCCTACTGTTACCGTAGTGTTAGCAACAACAGCACCGCCAGTTACTGTACCAGCAGCAGTTACAGCGCCGTTAGCCGCATAGTTCTGCGCTCTCATACTTGCTAGAGTAGCAAAGTCAACTGTTGTACCGGGTTCAGTTGCTGTATCGTACAACTTCCATACACCGTCACTAGCGTCACGTGCGATACCAGCAAACATCTGTGTACTAGATCCATTGACGTATCTACCAACAATACCTAGGTCTTGTAGGTCGGCTGGGTTGCCTTCGCCAAGCACTAATAACGGGTCACTTAGTTTTGTGTTCTCTACGTCCAGGTACACTAAGTTGCCACTAACAGTCAAGTTACCGTCAATGTTTGTGTCACCGGTGATGTTAGCACCTCCGGCTGCTACGTTTAAGAAGTTACCGACTAGCAAGTTAGCGCTGATATTAGCCCAGCCGCTAGCAATAGTCAAGTTACCGGCCGTAATGTCTACGTTACCCGCTGTGACTTCTGCTCCGCCGCTAGACACTGTTAGTTTGTCGCCGACTGTTAGCGTGTTAGAGATGTTGCCTAAACCAGTGACTAGTAGTGTGCCAGTGACATTAGCACCGCCACTTGTTACCGTCACGCCTGTGCCGACTACCAAGTTTGCTGTTACGTTGCCGTCACCAGTGATAAGCACGTTACCAGTGATGTTAGCACCGCCGCTTGTTACCGTTACGATGTTACCGAATGTACCACTGCCAGTTACGTTACTATCGCCGTCGATGAGCACGTTGCCAGTGATATTGGCGCCGTTTGCTAGAACTGTTAGCTGACCACCTAGACCTAGTGTTGATGTGATGTTAGCGATACCATCAATCATTACACTACCAGTAATGTTAGCGCCGTTTGCTGTTACAGTTAGTTTGTCGCCCACGTCTAATGTTGATGTAACATTACCTGTGCCGGTGATGAGTACGTTGCCAGTGATGTTAGCACCACCAGTTGTTACTGTTAGTGCGTTACCAACTGTTACTGAGTTAGTGATGTTAGCTACGTCAGCGGAGATGTTACCAACTAGAGTTAGACCTGTGCTGTCTAGTGTTGCTACGTTATTGCCGTTGACGTTAGAAGTAATCTGACCGTTTGCAGTAGCAATACCAATAAATGTTTCGCCGTTAGCAATACGAGAAGCGTCAACTTGTGCCCATGTGAGGTTGCCGTTGCCGTCTGTCTTCAAGAAGTCATTAGTGTTGCCGCCAGGAATGTGTATGTTAGCAATGTTTGAGAATGTAACGTTAGCACCAACAACAGATAAGTTTGAGATTTCTACGTTACCGTTGAAGTCAACGTTGCCGTTGTTTTGACTAATACCACCGTCGAAGTTTACACCTGTATCAGTAAAGATAGCAATGTTAGCATTGCCGCCTACACTTACTCGTACACTTGAGTTAGCATCGATAGATACGTTTGAGTTGCCGTTTGCTAATGAGTCGCTGCTTACTGTTGCCCAGCTTAGATTACCGTTACCATCTGTCTTCAAAAACTGAGCGTTTGTGCCGCCGTTGATGTAGATTTTTGAAATGTTGCCGAGACGAACATCTGGTCCGTTGAACAATACGTTACCGCTGCCAGTGAACTCAACGTTACCGTTAGCCGTAAGCGCCGCTGCCGTAATGTTTGCGTTGCTGTCGATTACGTCAGTAGCGATGGTCCCTACTGATAGTCCCTTAGCAACATTGAATGATTTTAATGCCATGATTTATTTCCTTTTATTGGTAGAGAGTCACTACTAGTCGGTAGTCCACCCGATTAGCAGAACTTGGTGTAGCGATTACTCTTACGAGACCGCCCGATTGGTCCATGTAGAATGAGGCCATTTCTGTGCCGATAACAACATTTCCGTATTGACTATAGGATGTATTAGTGTCTTTTGTTACGCTCAACATCTTAGTAATCTGTTTTGATGTGCCGTCATCGGCCGTTATGTGAACATCAATACTACTAACTGTATTAGCAGCAGTGAATAACACTGTTGGGTTGGTAGTCATCGTTACTGCGTCTAACCATCTGTTAGTTGAGATAGTTGTAGTAGAGTTGCCTAGAATGAAGTTATTACTAGTGAATACGTTAGCAATAGCACCAGCATCAGTAACCGTCATCACGTTAGCGTTGCCGCCCACTGTGAAGTTTACGTTTGAATTAGTTTCGATTGATACCGTACTAGAACCGTCATTGATGTTGTTGCTGCCGCCAGCTACAGAAATCGATGTCCACGTTACGTTGCCGTTACCGTCAGTGCGCAGAATGTCGCCGCTAGTGCCGCCTAAGATGACCAAGTTAGCCACTTGACCGAGATTAGCAACGTTACCTACCTGTAGATTAGCCGTCTTTAGCCAACCATTGAGTTGTAGGGTATCGCTGTCACTCCAGTATTTGAAGTCACTATCAGCGCTGAACTTGCCATCTCTATAGAACTGCACATCACCTATGGCGCCAGCTACGTTATTGACTGATATATTTTGGGTAACTCGCTGAATTACCGGAGCTACGCTTGTATCTACAGTAGTGGTGGCCGCGCTTGGAGACACGGTGGCCGCCCGAGGAACTGCGATTGTAATGGGTGCTGACACCGGAGCAACTACCGCTGTGGTGGCGCTTCCTACGAGTCCCTGTGCGGATACTGTGGTACTAGCAACTGCGCGAACTGCTACTGTCGGCGTTAATGAGACTCCAGAATCTACGGCAACTTGACCACGCCCAGTTATTGGGGTAGTAGACGCGATTTGAGGGCTATCGATTGCTGGTGCTTGGGGTCTTGCCATATTATATTTCTTATTATTGTATTTATCTTGCTGGCGATCCATTTTGCTTGTGTGCCACTTGACAAAAGTGTAGACATGTGATATACTGTGAGCTTATTAACTATATAGGAAAGCCGCGTGGTCAAATCTAGATACAATAACTTCGCTGAATACGAACTCAAGGATGCTAACTTCCTAATCAAGGTACTCAAAGATGAGTTATACAAGACTCAGGCAAAGATTGAGTTCAAGGATGGCAGTACCTACCATGTAACTAAATCAGGTAGTAGATATTGGGAGAAGAATAAACAGATGCATCGCGAGGATGGACCATCAAGCTCATATATGTGGAGCGGCGAGGTCCGCAATAGATACTATTTGTTCTCAGTTCACTTTGAAGATGTCGAGGATCACACGAATGCTGTTGTTCGACTCAATGAACTTAGAACTCTGACTGATGGCAAGATTGAAGGCATCGTGGAAGAGATTACTAAGAATATCAGTTACGACCAAAGAGGTGCCATTTGGCGCACTCTTCTCAGTGGCAAAAACGATGATCAGGTATTACTCGACATCACTGCCCTGTCTCAGGAGTACGTCAGACTAACTAAGTTGTCCACTGATTTTGTGTCTAAGTACTCTACATTGCCCGAGTCTGTCGATCAGCCTTAATAAATATCCGACAATGAAGCAAAAAATATTAGATATTATCTCCCAGAAGCCAAAGCGATTCACATTCATCATTGCGCGTGATGCGTCTCTACTAGACTGGGTAATGAATAACTCAATCATTGACCCAGCGTCTCCGCTTGTGCAACACGTATACAGTGCTCTACATAACAGCACTAATGTATGTCCCCACGGCGGGGTCAAAGGACTACGTAATATTACTCTAGGATGGTCTACTGGTTGTGGTCCAGCTGGCAAATGCAAATGTACTCGTGCCGCGGTAAGTGCATCGGTAAGTGCCAATAAACAGGCTAGGTCCAAAGAGGACATCAAAGCAGAGAACAAAAAACGTGAAGCTACTAATCTAAAGACGCATGGCGTCAAGAATACTGGACAAACTAAACAGGCCAAAGCTAATCACGCTGCGTTCTACGCTGATCCCACTAGTGCGGCAGCAGCTGTAGTAAAGCAGCAGGCAACAATGACTCTGTTATACGGACAAGATAACCCAATGAAGGTTACTCAGTTTAAAGATGCCGCCATCGCGACAAGTATACAACGCTATGGCGTAGCTAACCCTATGCAGAATAGCACAATATCGGCGCTGTCTGCTACAAACCGTAGTATCAACTTTAATAGCAGCGAGTCGATCAAAAAGAACTTCCCCAGCTTCGTCGAGATGTTAAAGAGTTCGTATAACGTTGAGCCGCTGATGACCGCTGACGAATATATCGGTGTTGGCACCCGGCCGTTCATCAACTTCAAGTGTTGTGATTGTGGTCACACGTTCGTAAAGCGTATGGACTATAACGAGACCACTGCACCTTATTGTAAAGTATGTAATCCCTCTGAGAAGTCTTTTTGCTCTAAAGAAGAACAATCTGTGGCAGAATTCATCAAAGAGCACTACACTGGCAAGATGGTGATTGGTGACAGAAGTGTGATTAATCCGTTCCAGCTAGATATCTATTTACCAGATTTGAATCTAGCTATCGAATATTGTGGGTTGTACTGGCACAGTGAGAATGGCGGGGCATCAAAGAAGTTCAGCTATCATCGCATCAAGTACGAGTTAGCGGCCAGCAAAGGCATCCGTTTGATTACGCTATACAGTGATGAATGGTTACAAAAGCAGGACATTGTTAAAGATAAGCTACTGGCGATTATTGGTGTCACCAAATTAGCGAATATCGGTGCAAGACAGTGTACAGTCGCCAAAGTTGAACGTGGGGTCGCACGAGCCTTCTACGATGCGCATCACATTCAAGGGTCGTCGATGACAATTGGAGACACTTATGGGCTACACCATAATGGTGAATTGGTCGCCGCCATGAGCTTTAAGCGCATTGATGTCGCGAACAATGTATACGAACTATCTAGATTTGCTACTAGATTAAATGTGCGAGGTGGTGCTAGTAAATTACTTAAACACTTTATCACGGTGTCTGATGCCAACAGTATCGTTAGTTTTGCTGACCTTCGTTGGAGCACGGGTGATATGTACTATAAGTTAGGATTCACCAACGTCGGTGAAGTTCCACCAATGCAGTACTACGTTGAGAACTATACTACCAGATACCATAAGTTGAAGTTCAAAAACATCGTTAATGAGGGCGAAGATATCACCGAGTGGGGTAAGTTACAAAGTCTTGGTTATGACCGTATATGGGACTGCGGTAAGATCAAGTTTGCGTTAGATATCTCTCGTGATATTTAAATAGCACAGCAACAAAAAGGGAACCCGAAGGTTCCCTTTTATTTTTGAGAGACCGAAGTCTCTCGTTCTTCCCATCCCTTTTGAGAATGAATACTTTAGTATTACTGAAAAGTCACATTTTGAATTGCTACTTCGCCCAAGTAATCTGCTGCATTTCCGAAAGAAGATGCAGTGTTGGTCAATTCCAGGTAACCATATCGTGTCATGAAACTTACGACTGGTTCGAATGTAGCTGGATCTAATACAACACCACTACTCATCAATGGAATGTATGGGCAGTAGAACGCAGCAGCGTCAGTTTCGCTTGTGCCCTTGTAACCAACTAGCACTGATGTGCCAGTAGGAGCATAAGAGTCAACGAACACGCGCATGGCCGAATTGAGTGTTCCTACGAATTTAGTATTAGTTGGAGCCTCGAAGGTACCTTCTGTAGTACGAGCAAAAGCTGAAGTAGTTGCGGATTGCAGTACTGTTAGAGCCTCAGCAGATACAACAGCCCAGTTACCTGCGCCGCGACGAGTGCGTTGAGCGATCAAGTTAGCTGTACGGTTGATTAGAACTGCTAGAGCAGCGTGTTCGTCACCAACGAAAGTAGCTGTACCAGATACAGTAGCTTGGTTGTATGTGAACTCGGTTGCTGCTAGTGAACGTAGACTCAAGAGGATTTCTTGGTCGATTTCAGCAGTGATTTCTTGGGCTAGAGCGGCCATGATTTCTGCTTCAACGTCAATACCATGTTGAGATTGTGCGTCTTGAGCAGCTTCGAATGTCCAACGAGCTTGCAACTTACGTGACTTAGCTTCTACGGCTTGACGTAGGATCTGGACAGAGATAGCCTTACCGCCGTTGCCTTCTAGCTTAGCAGTGTTAGCACCTGTGTAACTACTAGTAGTTGTGTCACCACTTGCAGCTGTAGAGTATGCTTGAGCAATCTTGAATGGTGATAGTGCTTCTTCACCAGCTGTTACAGGAGTAGCAGCAGCAGAAGTGTCACCTAGTGTGTTAGCGTAACGCACACGTAGAGTGTGGATTTGGCCAACTGGGCCGGTCATTGGCTGAACGCCTACCAATTCGTTAGCGATAACGGTTGGCATGACACGACGGATAACTGGTAGAATTACGCGGTTTAGCGTAGCGATGTTACCAGCTGTAGTAGTACCGGCTGAACTTTCAGCTAGTAACTGCTTTTTAGTGTTTTCTAAAATAACACCCATTGATGAGCGCTTGGTGCCCTTGAGACCTTCTAGGAGGGCTTCTTTGGTTTCACCCCAACGGCTCTCTAATAGTACTTTTGACATGTGTTTCTCCTATAGTAGTATGTCGATTTAAAGCCCTGCCAGACGTTTGATATCGATAACGTTATCACGTTCTTCGGTATCAACTTCAGTCTTAGTGGCAGATTTATCCCCAGTGATTGCAACACTCTCAGTAATTACAGCTTTTTTTGCTGGCGTTACTTGAGCTTGATTCAACACTGCTGGTAGATATTTATCAAAAGCGCCCTTTAGCTTTGGTGTCTGGACGCTCTCTAGTAAGTCCTTCATTACAGTTGCCTTCTCTTCGTTGAGGGTACCTAGCAATTCAGATAGGGTCTTCTCACGGAGATTAGATTCTTTAATGATGCGAACTTCACGTTCTTTACTTTCAACCAAGGTTCGAGCTTGACTGATTTGTTTCTTGGATTCGGCTAACTGCACTTCTTTGGCTGCTAGTTGAGCCATTAATTTGCGAGTTTCTGCTTTTTCGTTCAAGTGGGTTGCACTGAACTCTGCTGCAAATGCTTCAAATAGACGGGCACCAAATGCGTTTTGACGACTTGATTGAATGTCTTCTTTGAGAGCTACGATTTCACCCTTGAGTTGTTTAGTTACGATAGTGTTGATACGCTTAGCACTCTCAGTGATGAAGTTTTGCTTTAACTTTTCGAGTTGAGCTTTACCTTCAGCAACTAATTTTACTTTTGCTTCTACAACTGCGCGTTTATCAGTTTCAAACTCTTTGATTTCACGTGCTAATGCTTGTACAACGAATTGTTCTAGCTTGTCACGGGATTCATTTTGAATTTGGCGTTCTTTGCGCAGTTCTTTGATTTCTTCGGATAATTTACTAACCATGAAGTCATTGAATTTTGCTGCACTCTCACGAAGTTTTTGCTTTGCTTGAACACGATCTTCACTCATTGCTACGCGCTCACTTTGGAACTCAGCGAGTTCTTCTGCGAGACCTTCAGTAACCATTTTATCCAACGCTTCCACGATTACGTTTTTATCGTGATCGTATTTACGTGAGAATTCTTCACGTAATTCAGCGCGGACGCTTTCTCGGGCTTCGTTTAGCTTGGTTTCCCAGGCTTCATTGATGGCTTGTGCAGTCTCGGTATTAACGATACCACTTTCAAGCAACGTCTTAATGAATTTATCACTCATTAGATTTCCCCTTTATTTAATTGCTCGTTTGACTCCGATGCGCCGAGTATTACGGACAAGTTCTTGTCCACCAATTTGGTCGAGTTCATTTGATTCTGAGCTCCTGAATCAAACGAGTTACTTCATCTTTTAAATATTTTTGAACTGCTGGTGATTTGCGGTCGCCTTTGAGTGCTTCGATTAGGTTATGGCCGTGCGGCATATTGATCAAGCCCTCGTAGATCGCCTTAGGATAGGCATTTGGTGCGCTTGGCTGCGCAACGATGTCTACCGTCACAATCTCGAAGTCACTGACTTTGCCAGACATCTCATCAACATTGCCACTACCACGACTAGATACACCTAGCTTTACACCGGCGCCTAACATCTTAGCGATAACGTCACCCATAGGTGTTGGCAAGATTTTTAATTTGCCCTGACCGGTTGAGCCGTCCATCCACATATCGGTAATTACATGACTAACGCGATCTAAATTAATCTTTAGGTCTTCGGGGTGATCAATTTCGCCGAGCACAGAGTTGCCGTTTTTAATTTGCTCTCTGATTGTATTAACTGCTCGTTCAATTTCATCCACTGGATAGACACGCTCATTAGCATTGCGAACACCGCCCTCGATAAAGATGCCCCTCATATAGAAGTTTTTACCCCCATCAGAATTTGATTCTGATTCAGTCACCATCCGACTCATGGATGGTGCTAGGTATTCTTGGAGTAGACGCTTATTCATTCTAGGGCTGTCCAATTAGATACGGCGCTTAACTGTCTTGCGAGACTCAGCTACTGGACTCTTTGACTTGCCTGGATCTTCGTTCTTCGGTGCTGGTGCTTTTGTTTTGAAAGCAGTCTTGCCGGCATTGCCACCAACTTTGTTGATGTTACCGAAGTCTTCTTCGCCTTGGCCTTTAGTAGCATAGTTACTTGGCTTCTTAGCACTTGTAGGAACACTTTCTGCGCCATCGAATTGTACTGGCTTGCCGCCTGTTTCTAGACGCTTAGGGTTTTGTAGGGTTGGACTCTTTGTTTGATCGCCGTTGTCACCCATCTTGCCAAACTTGTCGTATGTCTTACCACCGACTTGCTTTAGCTGAACAGATTCCATCATCTCGTCGCCTAGGTCTTCTTCACCTTCTTCGTCGCCGAATTCGTCGCCTAGGTCTTCTTCACCACCAAAGTCAGCTTCGTCGTCGCCACCGAATTCTTCTTCACTGTCAGCGTTAGTTGACATTTCAGATTCGAATTCAGCCATTAATTGTTCTAGCTTGTCTTCTAGATCGACAACGCGGTCTTCTAGGTCTTCTTCATCCATACCTTCACCAGCGTCAACTGCATCTAGGTCTTCGTCGCCGAATCCTTCTACGCCTTCTTCGTCTTCAGCACCGAATTCTTCTTCGCCGCCAAAGTCTTCGCCTTCTTCTTCGAATTCTTCTGTCATGCCAGATTCTTCTTCGCTACTGATGGTATCGATCTCGTCGAATAGGTTACCAACGGCGTCTTCACCGATGATAGATTCATAGATTTCACGTGATTTCTCAACAATGATATCGTGGAACAACTGGTCTGCTGTTGCGTGGTCTTCGTTTACGATCAGATCGATCAAACGGTCAAATTTTGCTGCACTCATTTAAGTCTCCTATAGGTTAATGACTGTGTTATTTTATTTATAGCGTAATGATAAATTCGACTCAAAATAGTCGATTTTTTAGCATTTTGTGGTGTTATAGTCCTGGGACGGCTGGTTCTGCCGGTGGTTGATATTGTTTTCTGAGTTTTTCACGCTCAATTGCTCGTTCAAAAGATTCCACTTCCTTCATTTTGCGAAGTTTATTAATCATGCTCAGAGTCAATTTTGACTTACGAACTTCGCCCCACTTAGGACGAGAGTTGTCTTCCTCGGTGTCGTGGTATGAATTGTCTTTTGGTTCAGTAAATTCTCTTATTAACATCTTTTATTTATCGCTTATAGTCCGCCTGGAGCTGGCGGTTGCCCAGCCATGTTCTGAACTGGAGGCATCATGCCAGGAGCATCAGGTTGAGCACCAGGCTCGGTACCAGGTTGTCCGTTGAGATCACCATTGGCTTCCATTTCGTCGCCCATCTCAAGATCACCTTCAACATCAGCTGAAGACAATCCGATGCCACGAAGGTCACTGCCTTTTGGCTTTTCTTCTGTTGGCTCAATTCGCTCTTCTTCCCACAACTTCTGATTCTCTTTGATCTCTTCTTGTGACAGACCTAGGAAGCGTTCCATACAAAAGCGAGTAGACATATAAGGCAGAGCCGCTAGTGTGGTGAATGTACCAACACGCGCGGTGTCGATCTCAGCTTGACGGTAGCTGGCAAAGTTTTGTGGTGGATTAAACTTGATGTCAAAGATAGATGCATCAATGTTGAAGCCTCTCCATCGCATAAACAATTTGAATTCTTCATTTAGTTTACGAGAGATATATTTTTGCAGGCGCTCACAGTATTGATTGAAGCGGAATTCTTGAATCATGGCAGTGCCAACACGACCATCGCTCATTGGTGTTGGTTGATCATCTGGGCCAGTTGGTAAATAAGAACTAGGGATTCTGAGACCACGAGCTAGACGGTTGTTGAACCAACGAAGATCACTGATTTCGTTTATATTTTGACCGCCTGGTAATACTTCCACAGAAGAGCCACGGCCATCGCTGTTAACAGGGAAGAAGAAGTCTTCGTTTGTTGACATTGGCGAATAAGTGGCGTCGATATTACTGCCACCGCCAGATGTTGTTGGAATTCTGCGTTGATGAATCTCATCTTTGATTCTGTTTACAAAACTCATTGCCATATGGCTTGGCATATTACCAACGTCAATCTTAAACACTCTGCGTTCTGGGGCACGAGCGATACGATAAATGAGCACCGCGTCTTCTAGTAGTTCTTTTTGTTTGAATACTTTGAAGATGTTTTCTAATATAGATTGTCCAAACGGCCAGTGTTGATCAAGACCTTCTGTTAATGACAAGTGAACTACGTGACGCGCATCGATAGCAGCTTCATTGATGTTAGATGCAAAGCGTGAGCCAGATGTACTTGATGACGATGGAGCTTGATAACCTTGAGGTGAACCGCCGCCGCCAACTCCGCCTAAGCCGGTACTACCTTGAGAGAAGTCGGAAGTTGTTTTTGTTGCTACAGTTAAGTTTTGCAGATTGAAGTTAAGGTCACGAACTACGTATTGCTCAGGCTCTTTACCTTCGCTCTCGTTCACAATTACTTTAACAACTTTTACCATGTCCACCCAGTAGAGCTTGAATGTTTCTGGGTCACGAATGAATACTTGATCGCCGTACTTCATTGTGTTACGGAACAATTTGAAGGCGCGAGTGTCGAATTCATTTAACTTGCACCACTGGTACAATTGTTTGCCAACTAACTCAACTTCAGTTTGTGTTGGGTTACCATTAAACTTAATGTCGAATGGTGTGCCGTTGTATTCGTTTTCTTGAGTACTGAATTCTGATAAGATATCCAGACACGCATTGACTTCTGGGTCAGCGTCCATCATCTCGTAGGCATTGTATCTTTCGACACGGTTAGGATGGCCCGCATAAATTTCAGGTAGACGAGACTGGTAATTGCGGAATGCAAAGTCGTTTGTGTTTGATGGTGGGGTGCCTGACGATTGATTGTTCCAATTCCCTGGCGCAGCTGCACCTGAGATTGGGCTCATGTTGCCAGTGTGGTTGGTGAATCTTTTTTTGAGTGTCATGGTTGTCTTATTTATTAGGAGAGGGCGTTGACTAGTTTTTTGTTGTAGTTGTTGCCGTCATCAAGTAGATTGATTACTTCATCCAATCTAGATATCATCTGACCAAACATAGTCATCATCGCATCGTATGATTTGTCATTGTCGTTGCTGGCAGTTCCTAGTGGCGACTTAGTTACTTCAGTGCTGTTAACTGGTTTAACCTCTTCTTCACCGTGCATCTCTACCAGATAGCCAGAAGAAGGACCTTTGAAGATACCGCCAGTACGCGCTTGTTCAAAGTGAACTGGGTCTTTGTCAGGGAATGGCTGCTTGAGACCAGCTGCTTTAAGAGCAGTCAACGCATCACTATCGCCCTTGCCTTGCTGAATGTCTACTGCGTTACCCAATTCATGTTTACTGGTCCCTGGCTTAGCCACCAACATACCAGTTGGACCTATGCCCTCACGGCCAGCTTTAACAGTTTCATCCCACAGACGCTGTTGGTCTTCAGAATCACGCACCGCGCTATTGACTTTTAATTTCTTATTGGTCTTTTTAAAGTAATCATTTGCTGCTACTAGCACGCGCTCACGCAATCCTAGATCCAGTTTAGCAAAGTGTTCTCTATCACCGCTCTTGTCACCAAAGTCCAAAACTTTTTCTGGAGTGATTACTTCTCTGTCAGCAGTCTTACTACTGATAGCTGATGCAGCACCAGCTTCGATAGCAACAGATGCGAACTCTTGTTGAGCAGCTTTAGTCGCGCTTGCCGATGCCGACTTCAGTTTAATTTCTTTTTGTTCTTTGCTTAGAGATTTATCATCATTGATTTTGGCATGCGACTCTTTGATTAGCGCTTCTTTTCTAGCGGTGTACGCCGCGTGTTGCGTTGCATCTTTCTTTTTAAACGCTTCTTCGTTCCATGAGGAAGATACATTGGTCAATGCCGCTTCTTTAGACGCAGCTTTTTCTTTTTCGTTTTTCTCTTTTAGATATTTGTCAGCGCCTATACCATACCATCTGGCCATTAACGGCGCATTCTCTAATTCTTTTCTGCGTTGCGCGTATGCAGATTGACGATCTTCAGGACTCAATTCGGCCATAGATGACATATCATCAGCTGACTTAGTTGATTCGTTGTTTACACCATCAACTTTAATATCACCGCCAGTAACGCCTTTTGCACCAACAACTTTAGAGAATGTATCAACAGCGTTAGTAAATGCTTTTGCCGCCTTCTCGTGTAGTTGCGCAGCGCCGTTGAATGTCTTTACAACAGCGTCCATCTTTTGACCTGCTGCCTGCTGTGCGCGATTGGCATCTACCATCAAACCAGTGTCTTTGTCACCACTGTACATCTTCTGACCTTGCTCGGTCTTTAGGAAGTCTTCTATTGCGTTTTTACCAGTAAAGCCAGCTTTAGAGGCGCCTTCTGCTAATGCCTTTTGTCTTAGTTGGAAGTCATCTGCTTTAGCAATGCTAGTTTGCATCGAGTCGATCTTACCAATATACTTGTTTAGACCCGCAAATGTTTTTTGATTATCACGTGTTGCATTCGCAGCAGCATCGAACATCTCACCCATTGATTCTTTACTGAGCGTGTTGTCGAGGTCATACTGGCGCATCGCCGCTTGTGATTGTTTTGTATATGCGCCACCCGCAGCGTATTGAAGAACACCAGCTGCGCCTTCTTCGTCGCCAGATGCCTTCAACATACCAGCTAACTTTTGTGCCTTCTCTAGACGCTTAATTTCTTTTTCATCGTTGTTGTTACGAGCTTCAATGAGCGCGGCGCGATGACGATCATCTGCCATAGCTATCTCACGAGCTTCCATTTGCTCTTTGCGAGTTGTGCCAGTCATCTGAGCAGCTAAGTCTAATTCTTTGACGAACTCAGCGCTGCCTTCCATGAGCTTCTTTGTGTTGTTTAATTGAAGCTGACCTGTACGCGCTTGTAGACTCATGTACTCAAGTGCACTGTCACGTTGCTCTTCAGCCGTAACACCAAGCATCTCAAGACTTCTACCAACATCACTCTTGTATAATCCACCAGCAACTTCAGCAAATGCCTTACTGCCTTGAGCGGCAGTCGCACCAAACATCTTCAACGTCTTGGCGTTTGTCGATAGTAACTTGTTATACTCATCGATCTGATCCATTGTCATGCCGAGAGTTTGCACACCCTCGAACACGTCGGTCATACCACGAACACCAGATACACCAGCCTTACTCAAGTCATTGAATGTTTTAAATAGTTTATCAGATTGTTCAGCCGCAAGTTTGTTAAACTTCAGCGCCAGTTCACCAGCAGCACTAGCGCCTTTGATAAGCATACCAGCTAATGCGACACCAGCTTTGACTAAGATGCCTCCTGGAACAAACATCGACGCAAACGTGATGATGTTACCGATCATGTCGCCAAATTCCAACACCGGCTTAGCCAGGGATTCAATCGCGTTCGCTGATGCTACAGCACCGCGTTCACCTTTGTAGATGGCAGCGCTGTATTGAGTCAGAGACTTTGTAACACCCTCAGCCGCAGCGCCGAGACCACGTAGCGTTAACTGCGCTGCGTTTGAGTTACCAGCTAAGTCGTAGAGTTTGTCCTTTAGGAACGACCCGTTGCCACTCAGCTGCTTCATCGAATCAAACCACTCAGCGCTACTAGACTTAGAAGCCGCCTGATGATCACGCATCGCTTTTGATAGGTTGCGAGTGTTTTCTAAGCGCTCTTTATTGGCTTTGTAGTATTCCTCGTCCTGCCCAGTAATCTTCTTGCGTAAGTCGTGATACGCCTGCTCACGCTTCTGGTATTCGTCCATGGCCGTTGTATGGGCCTTGGTAGACTTTGTATCAGCTTCAGTCGCGTCAGTAGCTGCCTTGGTGGACTTGGTGCTCTCCTCCTGGCGCTTCATCGACTTTTCAATCGCAGCGTTAAAGTCGTCCAGCGATTTGTCTTGTTTCTTGGCACTCCGTTCCGATTTGTCCAGTTTAGTGCCCAGAACTCCAAGAGCAGCGACAACCTTCTCTGTCCCAGAATTGAACGCGCCACCAGATCTCATGGTATCGTTAAATATCTTGAACTGTTCAACTAATTGTCTAAACTCTGCTTCGCTAATGTTGTCCATCGGTCCTCCGCCGTGCTAAATATGCACATGTGACACTATATTTAGTCACCCAAAACTCAACAAGGAGATCCTCAACATGAGTAACGACAATAACCCACTTAAAGCGTATTTCAGACGCCCTGCTATCTACTTCAAGCTACCATCAGGTTCGAAGTACTATGCTGACGGCGTAGTAGATACACCACCAAACGGTGAACTACCAGTCTATCCAATGACTTCAATAGACGAATTGACTATCAGAACACCAGACGCCCTATTTAACGGCGCCGCCGTAGTAGACGTAATCAAAAGCTGTATCCCAGCTATCAAAGACCCGTGGAAGCTCAATGATATCGACTTAGAAGCTATCATTATTGCGATCAGAGCAGCTTCCGTAGATGGTAAGATTGAAATTGCATCAACATGCCCATCTTGTAAAGAAGATGCTACGTATGACATCGACCTTATGCGTCTACTGGTTACCAAGCGTGACGTAGACTACACTACACCACTCAATCTTGATGAATTAGTATTCCAATTCCGTCCACTCACGTTTGCCCAAAGCAACGCTAACGCAATGAAGCAGTTCGAAGTTCAACGAATGCTAGCCCAAGTTGATGGTGCGCCCGAAGGAGACGATAAACAGCAACTTATGAAGGAATGTGTGTCCCAACTCAATTCGATGCTCCTAGACGTTATAGCCGAGACCATTGAGAGTATCGCTACACCAGAAACAGTCGTCACTGATCCAGTATTCATCCGCGAGTTCTTAGCCGAATGTGACACAAAGACGAACACCAAGATTAAAGAGTTCAGTGCCAAGCTCAAAACAGCTAACGACACACCTCCTATTAAGATTGAATGTATCCACTGTCACCATGAGTATGAGCAACAACTGATCCTGAACTTCACAAGTTTTTTCGCCTAAGACTTCTCTATATGAGCGATGAAGAGATAGAGAAGTTTCTTGAATGGCATGTCGCTCAGCAAGGCATAGTAAGAGCTAACGCAGCAAAGATAAGTTGGTACATGCGTGGTGGTTTAAGTTACACGGATGCACTGAACATGAGTTCAAGTGAGATTGATAACATCAACGCCCTTATCGATGACAACTTAGAGACTACTAAGAAGTCGGGCTTGCCATTCTTCTGATTTAACTCAGAACTACAAGAGCACCTTCGGGTGCTTTTTGTTGGTCTATACATGGAGTACATGGTGCTACGCACGTGTGTATTTTATAGATTCTTCATCCGCTCTTGGTGCTACGCACGTGTGTCATTCAGTGTCCATTACGTGTGGTACCCGTCTTCGACGAGTACACACAATTTACTTCGTTTGCTCCGGCTATCGCCTACGCATACTCGTAAATTACTTCTTTTTCAGTTCCATAGCAGTCAATTTATCCATTTTATAACTAGTAAATCAGCAAGATATATGAGTTCACCTTAATACACACCATATACACACCATAGTGCTATACTTCCGAGAATGATTTCGCAATATAGTAGATTACTTTACGCAAAAATGTGAATAATTCGTCAAAAACCGTGTACTTATAGTGCGATACTTCCGACGATTTCTGTGTATAACTTTGTGACTTTTCGGTTGATCCAAAATGCTTGATTTTTTTGATATTTTTAGTTTAAAATAGCGAGACTATAACTCCGATTTAACAATTTAAATGACAAAAAAACAATATATTCCAAATTTCAAAGACAAACGAGTAGTTGCCAGAATCCGCCGCGCTCATGGTTTCGCCAAAGCCATGCTGCGTGAAGCAAAGTGGGTACCATGTAGCCGAACTATGTTAGACAAGCACCTTGGGTTACACAATAGTGACTTGGGTCGCTATCTTCGTTGGTTACTGTTGATTGGATCGGCTGAACCATATTCAATGCACGATGGTGTTGTAAAGCGATACAAACTAAACAAACCTGGTTTAGACTTCCTCCGTTATCAGATCAATACACCGAACAACGACTATACATACCACGACCATCTTGAAGGTAAAGTATGGATCGATACTACTTCTGAACAGGCGCTCGAATATGAACATAAACTATCGCATGAGACTGTCTCAGAAGCCTACCACGCGACACACGGTGAAGAACTCACGTCATTGAACTTTATCTACAATGACAAGTCCAGCCGTCTCTGGCACCCTATCCAGAACATCAAGCGCGAGTACAAGACTAAACTACTCGAAGATGCTGGTTTGAAGTACCACTATGACATTGTTTGCTGTGCACCGACATTGATTGCAGGTCACGCTAAGAATTTAGGAATGGAAACGTATCCCGAGTACATCTATGGTTATATCGAGTGTCGTGACGCGGTGCGTGAATCAATGGCTATTGATTTGGGAGTTGATGAAGAGTCAGTCAAACGAGCAATCTTGGCTCTCTTTTGTGGCGCACGGTGTGGTACTAATGAGCGATTTGCTATCTTCAATCTACTGGGAAGTGTCAAAGCGGTCACTGAGTTCAGAGAGCACTTCTTTGTCAAAGGTGTGCGCGAAGAGATTAAAGACTGTTGGGAAGCAATCAGACCGACTATTGGTAAACGCACTATTGAAGATAAGAATGGTATTGAGCGGGTATTACCAATCAGTAGCAGACAGAAGTGGGGCGTTTACTTTGATATCGAGCGCACGGTGCTGAACGCGGTCTCTGATTACTTGGACAGCTACGATAATGGTCACTTCTTAGAGCATGACGGTTGGTCATGTGAAGATGTGGTTGATACTGTAGCAGCAAGCGCGTATATCAAAGCTGCTACTGGATTCGAGATTGAGATTGTTGAATCTGATTAAGTACTTAACTTTTTAATCAGTTCTTTGTTCCGCGCAAAGAAGTCATCAAAGTCGGTAATCACCCAGCGTCCATGTTTATTTGTGTACACTGTGTGATTACCAAGAGACAACTCCTCATGTTCTTGAACAGCGACATACTTGCCCTTGCGAGTAATCTTAAACATTAAGATATTAAAGTCGCCATCATCAGCTACAGTCATCAGCTGATCGAGCCAACCATCTAATTGTTTGCTACCAGTATATAGATTGTGAAAGTCTATATCAGCGTAGTTCTTAGCTTCTGCGTTGAAGTGTGTCCAATCATCTGGCGCAGTGATGTCGCCTTTTGTGCTTTGAATCTGACCAGCACTCATTGTGCCTTTACGATGAACATTGCGTCCACCAATATACGCCCCACTCCCGGTGATATTCCGCAGGAATGATTCGTTATAGAGTTCAGAGAGATATTTTGCAATATCTCTTTCAAATGAACTCCCCTTTTGTTTTGATTTGCTTGCCATGTTTTATTTATTATGGCAAGCGCACATCATTCTTCTTCTGCGTGTCTGAATGATGAGAAGCCATTCTCTTTAACTACTGTTAAGATGTTGTCGATTCGACTTACCAGTTCTTCCTTATGGGACACTAACCATACACTCTTGTTACGAGTGCGCGAGAAGTCTTTAAGAATTGCCAGTGCGCTATCAACGCCAGCTGCATCCATACCCGAGTCGATCAGTTCATCAATCATCAACAAGTTAACCGGTTGGTACAAGTTTTCCCATACATCTCTGAATGCGAATGACAGACCTAAGATAACACGATTGCGTTCACCGCGACTGAATGAGTCAAAGTCAGTATCACGACCAAAGTCTGTAATCTCAACACTTAAATCGTTCAAGAATGTCACGCGGTGTGGCAATCCCAACTTATCTAGATAGTAGCTCAAGCGTGTGTTCAAGTAACCTAAGTTTTGCTCGATGATTCGCTTACGCACAAATGACTTTTTGTTGGTCAATAGGTCCAACAGGTAATCTTGATGTTTGAGTACGCGATTCAACTCATCGATGATTGTGTAATCGACTTCTTGTAGTGCGTCACGTTGCATCTCCGTGATTTGTTCACTGTATGGGTCCAACTCGGCGTGTTTCTCAAGAATCTGTGCTTCTAAGTGCGCTACGTTTGCTTTATGGGAGACAGCTTCGTTCTCAGTGCGATAAATGGTAGTTGGCGGAACACCAAGGGTAATCGGTGTCAATTCTGCTAGTTGAGCAGCGTATGGATCAGTTTCTCCCAACTTGTCGGCTACAGCGCGACACATGTTTGCGTCTTCGGTCATGGCACGTACAGCTTCGGCTTCAGTTTTATAATGGGTCGTGGGGCGCTCAGGAAGCGGCAGGAGCGCTTGAAGCGCGGTAGTGTGCTCTAGATACTGTGTATTAGTTGACAACGCTTGGAGAGCTGCCTCCTGTAACGCAGTGCGTTTTTGTTCCAATACTGCGCCATGCTTCTCATCGTGGAATTCTTGACCACATGCGTAACACTTATGCGCTTCTAAATCAGCAATCTCAGATTTGAGGGCATCGATAACTTTTTGTTCACGTGCTTCTGCTACTTCACACGCAGAGATCCAACGCTTCAACTCAGTTACTTTAGCACTCTGCTCCAACCATGCAGCTAATGCCACATGCGCCGCCGCTTCAGCTTCGTAGTCGAAGTCACCATTAGCTTTGATCGCTGCCTCTAGCGCCGCAACTTCAGCTGCGTGTTTTTTAGCCCATGCAGCCTGACGATCAACCACTGATTGATATACGTCAGCTTGTTTGCGCTGTTCGTTGTAAATTGCTAAATCCTTGTGTGCCAGCAATTCAGCATCAATGTCGATAGTATTTAAGTTGTCATACTTGCCAATCAAAAACGCCAAGTCACTGTCATACTTCTTTTGCCACAACACCTGTCGGCGCTTTAACGACTCGATTTGTTCAGTGATACGCTTATTGGCATCTTCTACGCCACGAATTCTGAATTCTTCAGCTGTGATAGAGCCTTTAGTTGCCTTAATCAATTCTTTGACTGCTGTTGCCTTCTCAGACAACAGCGTAATTCCCAACAACTGTTCGATTACTTCACGCTGCTCACTTACTTTGAGTGACAGGAATGGAGTTGTGTAGCTGTTTAAACAAACAATGTGATTAAACATGGTGTTTGACATTCCAAGTACACGTTCAATCGCTTCTTGAGTCTCACGGCTATCACCTTGTGCGTCATCGGTAACTTCTTGTTCTTTGTTGTCGATGAAAAACTTTAAAGAGTTGGGCTTCCGCGCACGTGTAATCTTATAGTCGATAGTACCAACAGAGAAATCGATAGTTACCGACATGTTCTTCTCGTTAGTTCTATTAATTAAATTATCACGTTTAATACTGTTGATGGCAGTGCCAAACAGCGCATAGCTAATCATTTGAAATAGTGATGATTTACCACAACCGTTCTTAGCGCCTTCAGCAGCGCCGCCTAAGTCGATGTTCTCGCCTAAGATAAGTGTGAGTTGTTCGTTGTCCAATTCAAGAGTCTGCTCTACTGCGCCAAAACTCAGGAAGTTTTTTGCTTTGATGTTATTAATCTTAATCATTTGAATCTCACAGGTTACGGTAAATATCTAGTAATAGTTTTTTGTCAAAGGCGGTGCCTTCTTCCAATTCTTCAATTTGTGTTTGAATGATATGGTCAACACTTTCGAATTCGGTATTGGAGTAATCGGTGTTGTCAGTTTCAATATCAGACTTCTGGGCAATCAACGACATCTCTCGCAAGCTATATTGTTGGACAAGTGTCTCTTTAAGGAAGGCACTCTCTTCGTAGCTCAAGTCGATATCAAGATTTACTTTGACATAACTGTTCCGAACCAAAAGTTTATCTGGGTCTTCAATTAATTCACTCAAATTGTGAATTCGATATTTTGGACCATCTTCCCAGTTATGGTAAACTGGTTCGCAATCCCATTCTAATGTCATCATACCGCGTTCGTCATCACCAGCATCACTGTAGTTATGCGCGAATGCGTTACCGATATACGATACGTTGCCCTTGTGTTGGCGTTTGTGGAAGTGACCGGTAAACACTCGCTTGAATTGTGTTAGATGTTCGGTCTGTAATTCACCATGATCAGGCATCTCAATCATTGCATTTAAGATAAAGTGTGGCAGCTCAAAGTGGCCGGCCAAATATTTCGATTTGATGTCCTTTATTGCCTTGTACTCATCGCCGACCAAAAACGGACATATGGTCATGTTACCCTTAGTCGTGATTTTGTCGATTAAATGAACATTCGGTAAGTGCTTCGCCCACTCTACCGAATGAATATCTCGTTTATTTCTATGGAACATGTCATGATTACCTACCACGAAATACACATCTTTAAAATTTGCACTGAGTTTTTCCAAACCTCTTAGTGAATACTGTAGAGTTTGGATATTAATAGATGCCCGGTGATGGTTGTAGTCACCTAAGAAGAAGCATGTTTCACAATCTTCCTTCTTGGCGGTAGCAATGAACCAGTCGATGAAATTTGAACAATCTTCGTTGTGTTGTTCGCTGTTGCCTTTTGCACCGAAGTGAAGATCAGTAAAGAATGCGGCTTTTTGAAATAGATTTGACATTGTATTGGTGGATAAAAGTTTACATAACTGATTCTACACCACAAAAAACAAAACGCAAGTAGGTTTGGATAAATAAAGATGAAGGTCACGAGATTGCCGTCTCTACCCTCTCTAACTGCTAAGAAGGAGCAAGTCAGCATGACTATTTATTATTTAATGGTGAAGACCCACCGTAAAACAGGTCTAAAATATCTGTGTCAGACTAGACAAAAAAATCCCTACACATACCCTGGTTCTGGAGTAGACTGGTCAAAGCATTTGAAGGAATTCGGTGAAGATATCCATACCGAGATACTGTTTAAAACCACTACCAAAAGCGAGTTGAATGCTCAGGGAAGATATTATAGTACATTATTTCGTGTAGTAACTGCTGCCGATGATTATGGTAATAAAATATGGGCAAATTTAATCCCAGAGACTGGTGGTGGCCCAGGCTGGACCAGTGAACAGTGTGATCGACGCATGGTGAAAATAGTTTCGGAAGGTAAACATCATTGGCAAAAGAGGGCCGATGGGACATCCCGCGCGTCTGATTCAGTGATAGATGGTACCAATGCTTGGCTCAAACGTTCAGATGGTTCATCGGTTGCCGGTGATAGAGTAAAGAATGGTACTCATAATTTTTAAAAAGACAAGATGGTACATCGATTCAGACTGACAGAGTTAAGAATGGCACTCATAATTTACTCGGTGCCAACAAGGGGAAAGATAATCCTCGCTATTCAGAACTGACTTACAATTTTGCCCATATTGATGGTAGATTAGAATCCAACGTGACGCAGTTTTATATGAAGATGAAGTATGATAATTTACATTCATCTAAGATGTCTTTGTTGGTTAAAGGACATAGAAATTCACATATGGGATGGCGAATAGTTCATCGTTATTAGTCTATCAGACATCTATACCAGTAACAATGAGATTGGATCAATCAACTAAATAAATCACAAAAAAGTACTACTAACCGCTTGACATATTGAATACTTTTTGTTATACTGGTACTCTGATTAACTACTACTTATGAGCACACAACAAACACTAATACCAACAGCAAAGAAGCCCGTCAATTACTTGGCCAATAAAGATATCTTAGTTCAGATTCATCTTAGCAAAAACACCTACTGCCAATTCACACAGCCAGAATATCATCAATACGACTTTATTGTTGACTATTTGGACAATTCTAGTTTAGAGGCAAACTTAGAATATGCCTGCAGGGAAGAGACTATCTTACAAGCAAAGACAAACCGCGCCCTGCGTTTAGATGCGGTTGCTGGGAATCCTAAAGGCACTACTCCTCCAGAATCCATAGATAAAGAAGACTTAATTATTCGCGTCATGACCTGGGCACATATTCCACTTGCACCAAAAGCTCCAAAGAAGGTCACCAAGAAGAAGAGTGCTAAAGAGATATTTGACTTTGGAGATGAAGATGACTCATTCGCGGATCTGGAAGTAGACGCGCCAGTTAAACTAGATGACTTGGTTCATGTCAGAGTAAACTTCCCACCATTCCAACATTACAAGTTTGATGGAGCTGGCAGCTTAATCTGTGTTGGTAAGTCACACTGGGAAGGCGATATGGTGACTGGTGAATTCGCCCGAGATAAAGGTCAAATCACCAATACGCTGGCTAAGATGTATTTGAAGTTGTGTGAGCGTTATGGTACCAAGTGGAATTGGCGCGGCTATTCCTACAATGACGAGATGGTGTCATCCGCACTGTTACAATTAACATATGTTGGACTGCGCTTCAATGAAGCCAAGGGTAGTAACCCATTCGCGTATTTAAGTGCAGTATTAGGTAACGCATTCTGCCGAGTATTGAATACTGAAAAGCGCTCACAGAGTATCCGAGACGACTTAATGGAAGCTAATGGTATTGCACCCTCATTTACGCGCCAATTTCAAGAAGAGTACGCTCGTGAGATGAAACGGATGGAAGACACTGCTGGTGAATGATGCTGGAAATGCTGGTTTTTGCATCGCTAAATAGTAGATAAGGACAACATACTATGGCAGATGATACAACAGTCGATGAAGAACCAAGTTCGCAAGGCACACCATATGACGATGATGGCAATCTGAACAATGGCTGGTCGACCGATGAAAACGGCGACCCTGTTTGGATCGGTGCCGGCTACGATGACTCCAGTGGTAAGAATATCGAAGATGTCAACGAGGAGGACCCGTTTGAAGCTGCCAGAATTGCTGCAATCGCGGCAGAAGAAGAAGAGTCGTCTCCCACTGAGCAAGCAGTTATTGACAGTGATCCATTAGGATATTGGGCAGACCGAGCTGTTAATCTTGCCAGTGGAGCTGCTGATACTGTTGTCGGCGGTCTAAAGAGTTTATTTGGCGCAGATACAAAGACCGGCGGCGCGGGTGCCGCTCCTGGCAAAACAGCTGCGGTTAACTATTCACAACCACCAGATTGGCGATTCAGAATTACACTTGCCCCTGGCGCAAAGTATCTGTACAACGCTCCTGGTAACGCTGGTATCTTAGAGCCACTTCGCGGTCGTGGAGTTATCTTCCCGTATACTCCATCAGTGAGTGTCGCGTACAGCGCTGCTTATGAATCGCTACAACCAACACATAGTAACTATAAGATCCATCAATATCAAGGTAGTTCAGTTGATACTGTTACTGTTACTGGTGAATTCACGGCACAAGATGTGACTGAAGCAAACTATATGTTAGCTGTGATTCACTTCTTACGCTCTTCTACCAAAATGTTCTATGGACAAGATACTTCACCAAGAGCAGGCACACCACCACCACTCCTATACTTGAGTGGCTTTGGTCAATTCCAATTTGATAATCATCCAGTGGTGCTGCAAAACTTTACCTATTCATTGCCGACTGACGTTGATTATATTAATGCGTATCCTAGTGGTGGTACTGTTGGTGTTACTGGTGCAGATTTGTCGCCTTATTTGAAGAACTCACCACTTGGTCGCATGAGCGCTAGTGGTTTGATTAACTCAATTGCTGGCGCTGGTATCTCGCGTTTAAAAGGTGCATTCGGTGACAGTAAACTAGGCAAGATGGCCGGTGATAAAGTTGGTGGTATGTTGGGAGGCGCAATTAGTGGCGCTGTTGGTGGTGGCGGAGGCGGCGCAGCTATACTAACTCGTGTTCCTACAAAGATGAGCATTACTCTGACGTTCTTGCCAATTGCCACCCGTCGAGCAGTTAGTAATGAATTCAGTTTGCAAAAGTATGCTAAGGGTGAATTGCTCAATAGTAAAGGCAGAAGTGGTGGAGGTATGTGGTAATGGCTTATTCAGTTACTAGTCCGTATTACGGAACTCGTGTTGTTGACAACAAGTATCTTGATGTGATGCGTAATCGTCCGATTACTGGTGAGGTCACTGACCAGCACTGGGCAATCACAACCGTGTACAATCTTCGCCCTGACTTATTAGCAAGTGATCTTTATGGTGATAGTAGATTGTGGTGGGTATTTGCTCAGCGTAATCCTAATACCCTTCAAGACCCGTTGTTTGACTTTGTAACTGGTACTTACATTTATGTGCCAACTGCTGATGCTGTTAAACGTGCACTAGGAATTTAAAGTATGGCTACGGCAGCAGAATCAACATTAGCAAGTTTAACAGCGCAATATGATAGCGCAGTAGCAGCAGCAAGTGCGGCAGAAGCAGCTGCTGAATCACGCAGAGCTTCGGTCATTGCTTCTGGTGGTGAACCGTCTGAAGATGCTGAGTATCAAGCACTGGCAACTAAGTCTAGCGAATTAAACAAGGAAGTTGCGTCACTACAGGCGCAAGTCTATCAAGCGACCAATGATGTAAAAGCCGAAGCAGAAGCCGCGCAACGCGAGGCTGAGACTAAAGCAAAAGAATCAGAAGATGCAAAGAACGCAGCACCAGCAGAGACAAAAAAGACTGCTGAGAACAAAGAAGATGAAGACAAGAAGCCAGAGAGTGACCAAGATAATCCTACGCAACAGTCATTAGCTTCTGGTACCACACCAGCTAACGAATCAAAGAACGCAGATGTAAAGAGTGGACAAAAAGCAGGCAGTGGTACAACTGACGATAAAGAATCAGCAGACACGATTAAACCTAAGATTAATCCACTTAGTGTACTGAGTAGTTACACATACGCAATCTCGCTCTATATGGTAACTCCTGAAACTATGAACAAGTTTACAGTAACTGGTAGCTTGAATGGTCTCAAGGGCAAGAATAAAGGCGACAGCGGTGATGGTGTTTATGTTGTTGCGCAGAGTGGCGGTATCAATAATAGTGTTGAAGATCGCTTGCTTACTATCGACCACAAATTAGGTGGCGGTCGCGAAGGTTACGATTACTACATTGACAACCTGCAGCTACAAACCCTCTTACCAGGTGGCGAAAACCGCGCGTCTGTTTCTACTTCAATTAAATTCAAAATCATTGAACCAAATAGTTTTGTATTCTTACAAGACATTGCCCGTGGCGCTGCTGAATTAAATGCGCGAAGTATACTCTTAAAGAGTCTACCAGATGGCCGTAAACCAAACGGGTTTAATCAACACTTTATTCTCGGCATCAAGTTCTATGGTTACGATGTCAATGGTGAGATGATTACCAGCGCGAGTCCTGGATTCTCAGAATACAGTAACGGTGACAAAACTGATCCTGCTAGTGTTATTAATCGATACTTCGCAATCAAGTTTAGTGATATGAAGTTTAAGATTGATGGTAAGACTGTTGTTTATGATTGTGAAGCACTGGTAATTGCTGAGCAAGCGGCTTATGGTAAAATTAACGCAACAATCAAAAAAGACTTTACGATATCTGGATCAACTGTTGGTGACGTAATTAATGGTGATGGTTCTGGTATTACCAGTCTTGCTACGGTTCTTAACAACGAAAAAGATGCGCTATTGGATCGCAAACTGGTCGAAGCGCCTGGTAAAGTTGCTTTTGAATTCATCAATGATGCTGGCAAAGTATTAACTAACAGTGAGATTGCGGCAGCTGGTCTTATTAACGATGCTACATACACGGCAGCTACTAGTGCAATCTCAGTTGCAAAAACTACTAACGAAGTCACAATTGCTGACTCGGTTAAATCAAACGGCATCGACAAATCAAAAAAGACAATCTCTGTTGCTCATGGACAAAACATATTAAACGTACTAGACAACATCATTGTTAAAAGTAATTATATCACCGACGCACTCAAAGCAATCGCGGATGAAAACGTCGAGACTACCACTATTGCAAAAGCAGTGACTAAGAAATTAAAGTGGTATACGGTGAATCCGGTCGTTGAAGTTGGCACTGTTGATAAAGTTACTGGTTTGTGGAAGTATGATATCACGTATCAAATCAAGCCGTTTATGATTCCATATATCAGAACAAACAAAGCTGGTCTCACCAGTAAATATCCTGGCCCGTATAAACAATACAAATATTGGTTCACTGGTGAAAACAGTGAAGTGACTTCTTATACTCAGCAGTACGACAACTTGTTCTATACGGTTAATAGTATGAGTACCGACACTAGTAATTCTGCTAAAGCAGAAGGTGGTGCACCAGCGGCACCAAGTAACGGCTCTGCTAGCGATCAAAGTAGTGGCGCACAAAACAAAGGCAGTATGTTGAACGATGAAGTTCGTGCGCAGCTGTATAGTCCTAGTGACCAAAGTTCTGCAAAGATCACTATTCTTGGTGACCCAGATTACATCATGACTGGTGTTGGTGTGCGTAATGGATACCTAAACAAATTCCATAGTAAAGATGGTAGCATATCGCCATTCGGCACACAGGTCTTTATCGAGATGTCATTTAATATGTCAACTGACTATACCGACAACGGCGTACTAGATGTCACAGACCAACTTCAATTCTACAAAACTGATCGCACAAAGAAGGCCGGTATTCAGGGTATTGTTTACATGGTTAATAGTGTTGAGAGTACGTTTAACAAAGGCGCGTTCACACAAGTATTGGATTGCTTGTTGGTAATGGAAGATAAATTAGTAACTGGTGATGCAAGTGTCGGCGCAGATCAACGAGCAACTGATGGCAATAACAGTGATGGTACTGGAACTATTAAAGGTGCTGGTGATACTAAGTCTGCTAAGAATCAAGTGCAGAGTGGAAGAGCCACAACAAATAGTAGCGGTAAGCCTAGTGCGCCCGCTGAGTCTAGTACCGAAGTGCGTGACAGTAATGTTGAAGTGCCGCCGCCAGATCGCAGTGAAGAAGAAACTTCACCAACTGAAAAAGATGTACTTGCGGCTATGGACACACCAAACAACACGCTTACTACAACTAATGGCGTCTCTGGTGTAGACGATGACGCTAAAGTGTATACAGGCGCCACCGACTACTATGACGCAGGCGATGAGACTGCTTAAGGAAAACAATGGCAACACGTGACGATATTAAAAAGAATGGCACAGACAATCTGTATAAGAATGACAGAGGCAAGTCTACGCTTATTACAGAACCAGTCATTGGTGTCGTGAAGAACAACGTAGACCCAACTCGCAGTGGTCAAATATTTGTGTACATCGGTTCATTCGGTGGAAGTAATCCTGACAGTAAAGAAAACTGGATTCCAGTTCGTTACATGAGTCCGTTCATGGGACTAGTTGGTCCAAACAATGATTACAAAGACGGTCCTGATAAGAGTGGTTATGGTAAGTTTACTGGTAATCCACAGAGTTATGGATTCTGGGCTAGTGCGCCAGACTTAGGCACTGAAGTAGTTTGTATATTTGTAAACGGTCGTATCGATCAGGGATTCTACATCGGTTGTATTCCAAAGCCTGGACTGTTGTCAATGACACCAGCAATCGGAGCTACTACTAATGTGGTGCCAAATGGTGAAGAAGCCACTAGTTATGGTGGCGCTGACAGATTGCCTACTAGTGAAGTCAACTATAGTAATCCAAGTATCAGAAAGAGTGCACAGGTGTTCAATGAACCAAAGCCTGTACATTCGTACCAAGCAAGTGTCTTATCGAACCAAGGATTGATTCGTGATAACACTCGTGGTGTAATCTCTAGTAGTGCTCAGCGTGAGTCACCAAGTCGCGTATTTGGTATCAGTACTCCTGGTGGTCCAATTTTTGAAGGTGGCTATACTGCATCAACAATTGTGTCTGCCGTTAAAAAGGGTACCGATACTAATAAATTAAAGATCATCGGCCGTACTGGCGGTCATTCATTGGTGATGGATGATGGTACCATAAGCGGTGCTGATCAATTAATGAGATTACGTACTTCAGGCGGACATCAGATTATGATGAATGATAGTGGTCAGGCGCTATTCATCATTCACTCTAATGGTCAAACTTGGATTGAATTGGGCAAAGAAGGCACCATTGATATGTATGCCACAAACTCATTCAACGTTCGCTCTCAAGGTGACTTGAATTTACACGCTGATAAGAACGTCAACATCAACGCTGGTGTTAGTTTGAATTTATATGGGGGCGGAGTCAAAATCGAGAGTGGTAAAGATATGTCATTCAGAGCAGGCGCAAACTTCATTGGCTACGCTGCTACTAACTACACAATCAAAGCTGGCTCTAACTTAGGACTGAGCGCTAGTGGTGAAGGCGGATTCGTGGCAGGCGGTACTGCATTCGTCAAAGGTGCTAAACTAGATTTAAACGGCGGTGACCCATCAACGTCACCAGGTGAAGCACCGGCGATTGCTCGTAAGAGTCACGTTGATACTACGTTTAGTAAGAAGGCTGGTTGGATGAATCCTGCGCCGCAACCTCTGTCTAGTATTACCAGCAGAGCACCAGCTCACCAACCCTGGGTAGGCGCGAGTGTTGGCGCCCCAGTTAAAGTCGATCCAGTTGCACCACCATTAGCTCCAGCGAGTTCAGTTGACACAGCTAATAGCGAGACACCAGCTACACCAACAGAGACGGTCTCTCCTGCGGAAATCAAAGCCGCACCCGCTGCTTCTAACTTGAGTGATGCAGTGAACCCATCTGCTGTAACAGCGATGACTGGTCAAGTAGCGTTGGCAGCACAAGGAGCATCGGCAGCTGATGCTGCTAAAGCTGGTGTGTTAGATTCAAGTAGTGGTTTAACTGCTAAGATGGCAGAAGCTGGTAAAGCACTGTTACCAGGCGCATCTAAATTGGCAACTGACTTGATGGCTAAAGGCATGCCTGCTGGTAAAGCATTAAGTGGTTTGATGTCCGGTGGTGGCACACCAAGTACACCTTCGTCACTGTTGGGCAATAACCGTTCACAAGCTGGTATCGTACAATCAGTTATAAGTAGTGGTGCTGATATGCTAAAACGTGCGGGATTATTAACTGGTAAAGAAAGTTCAGCACAAAGCGGTGGTTCAATCATGGCAGCTGCAACAGCTGGTGCTGGTTACGTAACTGGTCTGTTGAAGAAGGGACCAGGCGCACTGAAGGATGCATTCTCTAAGGGCGCTGGTGCAGTCTCTGGCATGGTAGGTTCACTAGGCAATATGTTTGCTGGCGGCAAAGCTGCTGGCGGTGCTTCTGATAGTATGAGTTTTGCTGGCTTGAAGTCTAGCTTGAGCGGACTTGGTGATAAAGCGTTAGGTGGTCTATCGTCACTAGGTGGTAGTCTAATGAGTGGCATGCAAACTGCGTTTGCTGCGGTTGAAACTTCATTTGCTGGCTTAACTGGTGGTAAACCAAACTCTCTTGGTGCTAAGACTAGTGTTGCTGTTGATAGCGCTGCATCAAAGTCAGGTAAATCTTATGATGCTGCGATTGCTGAACGCGAGTCTGCTGAAGTTGCTTACTTGGCAGCTAAGCAAGCGCACAGAAACAGCGGTAGTGCTGAAGACTATGCTACTCTACAGGCGGCAGAACGCAGATATAATTTAGCGCAACAGGCTGTTGCACAATTAGGTACTACCTACATTGCCACAGCTGGTTCTAAGACAACTACGACAAAGAAATCAAGTACAGCTTCAAGTGGAACATCTATGCTTCCAGGTGGATTAAAAAGTTTGATGGCTACTGTTACAGGTGCTGCAAGTTCAATCACGTCCTTGTTTAAGAAGGTAGGTGACATTGACCCAAGTACGGCCTTGGCTGATGCACAATCATTAGCTGGCGACATGATGGGCAAAGCGTCTGACGCTATTAGTTCAGCAAGTAATTCGGTGAGTGGTGCACTTGATTCAGCAACTAGTTCTGCTAGTGGTATGATGGCAGAACTTGAGACTGGTATTGGCAGTCTAGGTGGTCTCTTTGGTGATGACCCTCCTGTTGCTGCTACCAATACATTTGATAAAGCGTCTATGACAGCTAAGATGGGCAGTTTGCTTGGTGATCCTAAGATTCCGGTGCCGGTATTTGGTGACGCTCCAGTTGCCTCCGCTGATGCTGATGAGATCGCCAGTAAATCTGCCGATGCGATTGTTGCGCTTGATGAAGCACGAAGTCAGCTTAATTTGGAAGAAGTACAATTAGCAGCTATATTCCAAAAGGTGGTGAATGGTGTTCTAACTGAAGACGAGGCTTATCCGCTGATTACCTCCCAGCAGGCTAAAGTAGACTCTGCTAAAGAGTCACTGGCAAGTGCGGAAGACGCTTACTCACAGACGCTAGCTTAACTAAATATAGTATGCCTACCTACTTTGGATTCTCAACTATTAATGCGCTGAAGTCAAATGCTATTAAAAGTAGCACTGACTCAGCGTTTGTGCCTGGTGCCATTAATGGTGTTCCTAAGCCGCGCACCACACGCAAATTCAGATTAACAGATGAAGAGTTGATTATTCGTGACTTTACAAATGCGCTGTTAATCAAACAGGGTGAAAAGCCAGGTAACCCGACTTATGGCACCACTATTTGGAATCTGGTTTTTGAGCCATCTAATTCAGACACTCAAGCTGCCATAGAGGAAGAGATTCGCCGAGTTGCTAGCTTGGACCCTCGCCTAAATATCGAATCCCTGCTGGTGTATATGTCAGATGACACAGTGTTGCTCCAGCTGGAAGTCTCTTACAACCCAGGTGGCGGTGGTCAGACTCTTAGTTTGACAATGAGTAAGAGTTCTGGGACTATCACGCAGAGTTAAAGTCTGCTTTTTGGCGCGATAAATAGTAGATATTAGGATCTACACTATGGCATCAACATCTCGTCAATCAAGTCTCTTCGGTACCACCGACTGGAAAAAGGCCTATCAGGCTTATAGTGCGGCCGATTTGCAGTCATATGATTACGAATCTCTACGTGCAGGCTTCATTGCTTATTTGACCCAACAATATCCCGAGGCATACAATGATTATGTGGAGTCGTCGGAATTCGTAGCACTCATGGACGTCATGGCTTATATGGGTCAGGCACTGGCATTCCGTTCAGACTTAAACGCCCGTGAATCATTTATTGACACTGCTCAGCGTAGAGATTCCGTCATTAAATTGGCAAATTTAGTTGGTTACAATCCGAAGAGAAACATCGCGGGTCAGGGGCTGGTAAAAGTCACCGCTATCTCCACAACTGAAAACATCTCTGACATCAACGGCGTTAATCTATCAAACCAAACAATCTTATGGAATGACGCCGCCAACAGCAGCTGGCAAGAGCAGTTCAACACTATCTTAAACGCAGCACTACTAAACAATCAACGCATTGGTAAACCAGGGAATTCCCAGACGCTGCTCGATATCAAAACTGATGAGTACACAATGAACATTCCATCTGGCATCTTGCCAGTGATGCCATATCAGGCCCAAGTAGACGGCCAGATCATGAACTTTGAATTAGTATCTACCACTAGTTTGAATCAGACTTATTTGTATGAAGTGCCACCAGCGCCGAACGGCCAGTTTAATATCTTGTATCGCAATGACAAGCTGGGTTATGGAAGTATCAACACAGGATTCTTCTTCTACTTTAAACAAGGTCAGTTACAGACCAGTAACTTCTCATTCAAAGAAAAGATTCAAAACAACTTACAACAAATTAATGTGCAGGGTGTTAATAACGAAGACACTTGGTTATACTCAGTTGATAATCAGGGAACTGTTGACAAGCTATGGACTCAGGTTGAAAGTATCTATGCTGGTACTACCAGTACCACTGGTGTGAAGACGCTATACAGTGTTGCTAGTAGAGCAAACGACGAAGTATCTTATGTGTTTGGTGACGGCGTTTTTGGTCAGATTCCTATTGGTAGCTATCGTGCTTATCTGCGCAGTAGTAATGCGCTAAAGTACACAATTGACACTAGTGAAATGTCTGGCTTAACTGCTACCATCAACTATGTAAGTCGTACAAAACGCACTGAGCAATTAACATTTACATTCTCGTTACAAGTACCATGCAGTACCAGTCAGAATCGTGAGACTTTGACTAATATCAAAGAACGAGCACCGGCTAAGTTCTACTCTCAGAACCGTATGGTAAATGGTGAAGATTATACTAGCTTCCCATTCACCTTGTACAACTCAATCATCAAGTCGAAAGCGTTAAACCGCACAAGTATTGGCGTGTCTCGTAATCTTGACTTGTTAGACCCTACTGGTAAATACTCGTCAACTAATATCTTCTCTGATGACGGCGCGTTGACATTCTCCGACACGTCTACAGTAACTACCTTCTCAACAAGCTCCTCTAATTATGCAACTGAGTTTTTGACCAGTACATTACCCGCGCTGTTGAATCGCGCTGAGTGTGTACAATATTATCACACGTATTATGGTAAACAAAAAGGTACGGTTGGTGTCGAACATGCTAAGAAGCGAGTATTCTGGCAGTTGGTTACTATTAGTGGTAGTCAAGTCACTGGTTACTTCTATACAACTGCTGATAATCTACCAACAACTGTGCTTACTAATCAAACGCCACAAGCTCTTGGTTCGTTTAGTAGTGACAATTTAAAGTTTATCTCAACTGGTGCCTTGATTAAGTTGCAGCCAGTAAATAAGGACTATCGTTTTGATTCTAACAATCGACTAGTGGCAAATACAACAGATAAAGAATATCTATGGGTAGGTGTTGACAACGTTAGTGGTGACGGCTACAACTATGGTACTGGTAAATTGGCAAACGGTCATGGTCCAGTTACGTTAAGCGCGTATATTCCAAACGGCACTATGTTGTTTAACGATATAGTGATTGATTCTACTACTGGTAATGATGATGATACATCTACTGGTGCGATTATTCCATCATTTGACAACACACTGAGTAGTACAATTGCCGGCTCAGCACTTGGTTACATCAGATTACAAAAAGACTTTGTGTTACAGTATAATAATACTCTGTCACCAACCTCTGAACGCTGGAGTGTTATCGCAGCAGCGAGTGCTGGTACTACACCGGCCTCTTATCTTGTTAAGTTTACCTACAGTTCAAGTGACTCAAAATATACAGTGACTGTTCGCAACGTAACTTATTCATTTGCAAGCGTGAGTGGTGTACGATTCTTATTTGATTCTAATAAGCGAGTGTATGACCCAAAGACTGGCGCCGTGTTGAGTGACTTTGTTAAGCTAACTGAGACTGACATTGTTCTTAACGTAACAGATCAACCAGTACAGAGTGATGGATTTAAAAACGACTTTGAAGTATCAGTGAGTCCTATTAACGCTACAACTGGCTATAGTAGTAACCCAGACTTCTTTACCGCTAAGCTGAATGGCAATACTGTTGTGGAACCAAATTCAGCTGTGTTCTTCTCACGCGATACTGAGACTTCTGGTATCGAAACGCTACAATTGCTAACAGCTGGTAAAGTTATCTATACTACTGAATTGAGTACATTTGACTTGGTGAACAATAAGAAGGAAGAGTATCCAGTTGATACTGTGTTCTATTGCGTTGATGCGTTGACTGCTAATCTGGTTGTATCTAAGCCTAACGCGGCACCGGCCAATACGCAATACACGGTCACTGCGACTACGAGTATGAATCATAAGATTCCTACTGGTAACGTCACTATTCAAATAACTGGTGCTAGTAATAGTTACACGTATTTGGATGCTAGTAGCAATTCAAACATTACTGTTGATTACAGCGTATTGAATGGTACACATCAGGGTACGGTAGGAGCATCAACTGTTGCGAACTCTGCCAATACTATAACGTTTACAGTGACCAATTCATCTAATGCGATAATTACCGGCACCACTATTACTGGTGAACCAAAGCCTGTACCAGTGACAATCATCAACCGATTCTACAAGTCTAGTGAAGACGCAACTGTGATTCCACCAGTAACTGTTATGACAGACGTTACACCTAATTACCTGGTAAAGCCTGGTAAAGGTAGTTCAATCAAGTTCCAGTATCGCCATAACTCTGGTCAGACTAGCAGAATCGACCCTGCTACTACAAACATCATTGACTTGTATTTGGTGACACAAAGTTACTATACTCAGTACACTAACTGGATTACGGATACTACTGGTGGAGTGGCAGAACCATCTGTGCCTACCATTAACGAGCTCCAGCAGTCCTATGCTGAGATTAACAGCTATAAGATGATCAGTGACGCGGTTGTGTTAAACAGTGTTCGCTTTAAGCCGCTCTTTGGTAGTAAAGCAGAAGCTAAATTACGTGCTACTATCAAGGTAGTAAAGAACTCTAAGTCAACTGCCAGTGACAGCCAGATTCGCAGTAGCGTCTTATCGGCGTTAAACTCGTACTTTGCTATCGAAAACTGGGACTTCGGTGACGTAATGTACTTTACGGAATTATCAGCTTATCTCCATGCACAGCTGGGCAGTTTAATTAGTTCGGTTATCTTGGTGCCAACTGATCCTACGCTCCAATTCGGTGACATGTATGAGGTGCGTTGTGAGCCAGACCAAATCTTCGTGAATGGTGCCACTGCGTCTGACATCTCTGTGATTACTAGCTTGACCGCAGCAAATATGGGCCGTTAATTCAGAAATCACCTGTTTTTGTATAGATAAATACAGTAATAACAGGTGATCAAAGAACATGGCACAAGTCCGAACCCTACAATTTCTACCAGAAGTCTTCCAAACGGAGACCAATGAACAATTCTTAGCGGCTACGCTAGATGTTCTAACAAGTCAACCCGACATGCTTAAAGTGCAGGGTTTAATTGGTTCGAAATATGGTTATGGAGTTACTCAGAATGACAAATACGTTGTGGAGTCCACAGACGTCCGCAATAACTACCAGCTAGATCCAGCGGTCACCTTCTTAAAGACCGACACACAGGAAGCGGTTGACTTTATTGACTATCCTGGCATCATCGACGCTATCGCCCGTGAAGGCGGCATCAATAAGAACCACAATAAACTATTCTCTAGTGAATTCTACAGCTGGGACAGCTTTATCGACTTAGATAAGATTGTAAACTACGCACAATATCACTGGTTGCCACTTGGCCCTGATGCTATCTTAATCGACAGTGATACAGACTTCTCAGCAATCATTGGTGCTAAGACATACCCTAGTGCTGCTGCCATCACAGCGGGCGCAGCTACATTCGTAAACGGCCTAAAGGTAATGTTTACTGGTAACGTAACCGCTACGGCAGATGGATTCGGTGCTAAATTCGTTGAATACTACGTTGAAGGTGTTGGTACAAGTATTGAATTGATTCCAGTTGACGACTTGCTATGCGTTGAGACATGCGCTGGCGGTATCTACAACCCTTGGGACATTGGCCGTTGGGACAGTGGTTCATGGTCTATTCGCTTGAATGTTCCAGTTAACCCAGACTATATTGTGTCTAATCGCCGCAGTCGCGAACGCAATGCGTGGGCTCGTGGTAATCGCTGGTTCCATCAATCAGTAATCGACACCGTAATCAAGTACAATGGCGTTGCGACTACTAACGATTATAACACACAAACTCGTGCGCAACGACCAATCATTGAATTCGAACGCGACTTAGCACTGTTTGACAGTGGTACTAAATTCGGCACTATCGTTGACTTCGTAAACGATACGGAAACTAATGCGATGTCTAACGTTGTTGGTAGCGATGCTTGTACATTTACTACTACAATTAAAACAGCTGGTAGTACACTTGGTCAGACCGTTACAACTACTGTACTAGACGGCGGCACTATCATGTTCCCCCATGATAGTAACTCAACAGTTAAAAAGACTGTGTACACAGTGCGTATGATACCAGCAGGCCCAAATGGCGCAAAAATTGTATCATTGGTGCCAAAAGTCGGTGTCACTATTGAAACAGGCAGTGCCGTATATGTTGCTAAAGGACCAAGCGTTGACTATTTGGGCAAAGCTCTACAGTGGACGGGTAGTTCATGGGATGAGTCTCAAACGAAAGTCTCTATCAATCAACCACCTATGTTTGATGTGTTTGATAGCAGTGAGTATAAATTAAGCAACGACACCAAGTACATCGCCTCTACGTTCAAAGGCACAAAACTATTTGGCTACACTGTTGGTACTGGTGACAATGACGCTGTTCTTGGCTTCCCAGTTAAGTACAGTTCTGGCGCCTCTACTGGTGACTTTGTGTTCACTGTTTACTTAAACGAAGACACGTTCACTTACAAAACAACTAGCGCTGCTACTACGGCTACTATCGCACGAGTTAACTCAGGATTCATTCACACTAACTACGCTGATGGTACATTCAAGGCGCGTAATGGCTGGGTCAAAGCTGCGTCTGATAGTAAACAGTATCAAGTATTCGTCTTTGATATCACTGCTACTAATCAATATCTACTTGAGTGTGATGTTGTTGCTGGTGAAGAAGCGGTTACTCTTTGGAATCCTGTTCAAATTTATTTAAACGGTGACTATGTTGACAGCAGTAAGTACAGGGTAATTCGTGACACGGTTGCAAACAAGACTACTATCATCTTTAAAACGAATCCACCAAGTATCGGTGATCAAGTATCGGTGTCTCTGCTAAGTGATAGTGTTAGCTCAAAGGCATTCTATGCGATTCCTACTAACTTGCAGAACAATCCATTCAATACAGAAATTAAGTCCGTATCTGCTGGTGATATCAAGCACTTCTATACAAGTATCTATAGCAATGCACCAGGCGCTTCTGGTAATATCTATGGTAGTAACAACTTAAACACACTTGGTGAAATCTCCAAGTACGGTACCACAATCATTCAGAACAGTGCTAGCTTGGTACTACCTGGTGTATTCTTGCGCAAGACTAAAGCTAATTTAGGCAGTGCTCTTCAATATGCGTCCGATGAGTACATGGATTACAAAAACAGCATCATTGAATTAGCACAAAAAGGTGACTACTCAGTGTACCAAACACCAGCTCAGATTCTGGATGACATCATCTATCAAATCAGTTCTACTAAAAACGAAGCTGATTCATTCTTCTGGAGCGATATGCTTCCAAGTGGCAGTCCTTATAAGACTTCTACCTACACATTTAATGCAACTGTGTCTAACACCGTGTTCCCGTTATCAGAAATCTACTTTTTTGACCGAGCAAACTACAAAGGCATTGCTGTATATCACAAGAAGATTGTGGACGGTAATGCTGTAACAAAACAATTGATTCGTGGTGTTGACTACACCGTTAGTACCACTGAAAAAAGTTTGATGGTAAGTGCTACACTAACAAAGACTGATACCATCATCGTTAATGAATATCAACAAACATATGGTAGTTATGTACCAGCTACACCAACAAGCATGGGTCTATTCCCAGCTTCTAAACCAGGTGTAGTCTTAGATGAAACTGCGCAAAGCCCAGTTTATATGTTGGTCGGTCACGATGGTAGCTACACTCGTTTATATGGTGAGTATGATGCTACTAATGACACATTGGTAGACTTCCGCGATATCGCCCTACTTGAGTACGAGACACGTGTGTTCAACAACATCAAAGGTACCAAGAAGCCACCGATGACACGTGCTAGTTTGTTCCCTGGACAATGGCGCACTACCGACTATACTTTTGAAGAGATTCTACCAGCTTATACAACGTCATTTATGCGTTGGGTTGGTAAAAACAGAATCAACTATCGTGAGCAATTCTACGCTGTTGGTAATCCATTCTCTTATAACTACAATCGAGTATTCAATAAATTTGACAAGTCACAATTGAAGAGTGGTGGCTGGCGCGGTGTATACTTATGGTTGTACGACACAGTTAATCCAGCTGGTGCGCCATGGGAGATGTTAGGACTAACGGTTAAACCAGAATGGTGGGACAAACGTTACGGAGTCGCTCCATATACAAGTGGTAATCTTCGCATGTGGGAAGATATCGCTGCTGGTTATATCTGGAATGACGCTGATGCTGATTCCTATGTTGACTCTACACGAGTGCGCCCTGGTCTATTGAACGCCTTACCAGTTGACGAAGCTGGCCGTTTAATGGATCCACTTAAATCAATCGTCGGTAACTATGATTCTAACACGTTTAAGCGTGAATGGGTAGCTGGTGACGTGGGCCCAGCAGAAGCATCGTACTTGCGCAGTTCATCATGGCCATTTGACCTAATGCGCCTATTAAGCATCTTTGAACCAGCGCAGTTCTATAACTACTGCGTTGATACTGATGATTACAAATACGACAGCATCACTGGACAATACTTGTTCAACGAGCGCTATCACTTGGACCCAGCCTCTGTTGTTCTCTACGGTGCTGGCACATCAAAAAACAGTTATGTAAACTGGATCATTGACTACATCAATCAAACAGGCGAAGACGGTCACAGCTATGTATCGGATCTATTAAAGAACTTAGATGTTCGCTTAACTTATAAAGTTGCTGGCTTCTCTGATAAAGATTACCTACGCTTCTTAACTGAAAACAGTTCACCAAACAGTACAGCTGCGTCTCTGTTAATTCCAGATGACAACTTCGCAGTGCTCTTATACGACAACGTGGCATCTGATAAGATTACCTACAGTAGTGTAGTGATTCAAAAGACAGAACGTGGATATACCGTATGGGGTAATTCAATTACTAACCCGTACTTTACTGTGGTGACACCATCTTCTGGTCCGCTAGAGACAATTAAAATCGGTACAGTGTCAGTTCAATTAAGCACCGTATACGACTCACTTAACACAGTTACTATCGCTTATGGCACTGAGTTCTATTCACTACAAGGTGTCGCTGAATTCTTACGTAACTACGGCCGTTACTTAGGTGATCGCGGTGTACAATTCGTAAACACACGCAACGGCGTTACCATGGACTGGACAGCAATGATTGCTGAGTACTTGAACTGGGCACAACAAAGTTGGAGTGTTGGTAGTACCATTAGCTTGAACCCAAATGCTACAGAATTTGTAGCTGGTAAAGCTGGTCTAATTGTTCAACCATTGACAATTCGTGAACGCAACTTTGTCTTGAATCAAAACTTAGTTCCGTTACAACCAGAAGACATCGCAGTACTGCGTAAAAACGAACAGTTTACAATCAGAGTAATGAACGAAGGTGATACTGTTGCTTATGCTAACATGGATCTCAGTTGCGTTGAACATGCAGTTGTGTTTGACAATCAAACAATCTTTGGCGATACTCTGTACGACAAGACTACTGGCTTGCGTCAAGGCCGATTGATTCTACAAGGCAAAAAGTCGGCAAGTTGGACTGGCTCAGTTGATGCTAGTGGCTTTATCTTGAATCAAGGTGATATCGCTGAATGGTCAAGCAACGGCAAGTATGCCAAGGGTACTATTGTCACTTATAAGAATTTATACTGGTCTGCTAAAACAGGTATTCAACCATCAGTGGACTTTGACTACACCCTATGGAATCAAAGTAGCTATGACAACATCAAGCGCGGCTTGTTGCCAAACCCATCAACTATGGCGTATGAAATCTCTCAGCTATATGACATCAACACTGCTAACTTAGAGCAAGATCAAGACTTGCTGGCATTTGGTTTGATTGGCTTTAGACCACGTGATTACATGGTAAATGCTGCTCTTACTGACACTACACAAATTAACGTGTATCAAACTCTTATTAAAAATAAGGGTACTAATCAAGCAAGTGGCATCTTTAAAAATGCTACACCGCTCCAAGGCGCGCTTGAGTATGACGTATTCGAAAACTGGGCAATTAAGAATGGTGAATTCGGCAGTGTCTTAAACAGTAACTTCGTTGAGATTCAATTACGTCAAGACCTGTTAACTGGTAATCCTAGTTTGATTGGTATTGGCACCGATACTGGTACTGTTGATCAAACTGTTACTCGTGCCGAGTTAATTAACTATGGTGTTAAGCCATCGACTGATGCGTTCCTACCAGCTTATACTAGCTCGTATATCGAACAACGTGGTTTACCAACTGCAGGTTATGTCAACATTGACGACACTAAGTTCAGTGTGTTTAACTTGATGGACTTAAACTACTCTGCTGAGAGTTTGTCTAGCTTATATCGTGGTGACATCATTTGGGTGGCAAGTCACGCTGGTAGCTGGGATATCTTTACACCAGTAAGTGTTGGCACTGTTGCTACTACTGTAAAGAACAACCTGAATGGTACGATCACACTAACATTTGATTCTGCTCACGGATTAGTGGCGGATGATTACTTCTACATGACTGGCTTTGGAACGCTGGTAGATGGCTATTACAAGGTAAAGACGGTAGGAAGCGCTACCACCCTAACTGTAGCAAGTGCATTGACCAAGAGTAAACAAACGCTGGTGGGTACTGGTATCGTGTTTAAACTGGTGTCTAGACGCCATTCTTCACCTTCTGATATCACCAATGACACTTATAGTGCTTTTGTTAAGCGTCTACACTGGGTAGATTCTGATTATGGTGATAACTGGAAGGTCATGGCCGGACAGGTGGCATTCACTGCTAGTTCTGACTTACAACAAAGTAGTGGATACGGTTGCGCGATAGCGCATAGTGCCGTTCTTGGTACTGTTGTGGCTGATGATACTGCTGTCCATATTAGTGGATACACTGTACCGTTAACAGGTGTGCACTCACTCTCCGTCGTTAATGATAGCGCTGTTGTGTTTGCTGGTACGAGCACTGGTGTGTATAAGATTGTGAAGACTGTTGTTGATGGGTCAGTCACTTGGTCAACGACACAGACACCAACAGTGCCAGTAGCTGGAACTTCACACTTCGCAGTTAGTGACAACGGCCTATGGTTGTATGTTGCTGCTGGTACTGTCGTTAAGACTTACATGTGGAACGAAACTGGGTATGCGAATACAAATGAGACTATCATTGGTCACGAAATCACAAGTCTAGCTACCACACGTGATGGTTCTAAATTGGTTGTTGGTTCTGCTTATGAAGATGCGGACAGTATCACTAACGACAGTGGCGCTGCGTACATCTACGCACGTGCAAGTCAGACATTCATTCAAAACATTGGCGCATCTGTTCCTAATGAGTACAACAATGCGTTCCCGTTGTATGATTGGAATGCTACTACGACGAACGTTAGAGTAACAGTTAATAGCCGCGCAGTCACTACTGGGTTCTCAATTTCAATTACCAATAACACATTGTCATTCACTACCGCACCAGATGACGGCGCCACCATTATTGTTGACTCCGGTACTCTCACGTTCAAGCAACGTGTAGTTAGTGCTAAGCCACATATCGGCGGCAACTTCGGCATCTCTGTAGATACTAACAGATATGGTGATGAAGTAGTAATTGGTGCACCATACGAATTGGGTGAAGTTGATGGAGTACGCAACGTTGAAGGCGCTGCTCACCGTTTTGTAAACGCTGGTCAACGCTATGGTATCGTCTCTGCGAAAGTAACAACTCTCACTTCTGATGTGAGTATCTTTATTGATGGGTACTTAATCGCTCTGACTACTGGTATGACCGCGCAAGATGTTGTTGATACTATCAACGCACAAGAACCAACAAACGTAAATGCATCAACACCAAGTTCATCTGGTGCGTTTACCATAAGTTTAACAGACAGAACAATTCTAACAGTACATGACAAATTAGACATTACTGGTAGTGACACCGACCTAGCTCAATTAGGAATCACTACTTATACTCACGTGCAAAGTATCACTAATCCGGACTACGGTTCAAATACAGGCTTCGGCGCTGTGGTATCACTTGGTAAAAGTGAAAAGTGGTGCAGTACGTTGGCAATCAGTGCGCCAACCGGCTTTGCTCTAAGTGAAGCGTCATTTGACGCACCTACTTACGACAACGTAGATAACGATACCATCTTTGACAATGGCGCAACTACGTTCGTAGACAAGATCGCTGATTGTGGCGCTGTATATGTTTACACGCTGTTGGATTCTGAATCAGAATCATTGGACAATCCTGACAAATATGTATTCGGTCAATACTGTAGTATCACTGACAGCGCTGGTATGAAGGCGCGACCACACTACGGTAGCACTCTAGTAGTTGGCGACGGTGCTATCATTGCTGGTACACGTGAGTGGAGTAACTCTGGTGACGGCCGTGTTGTAACATTCACATCTACTGTTGGTAGTACATGGAGTGTTGATAAGAGTGCTAGTGCGCGGGTGGACGTAGCCAAACTCCGTGGCGCCACCATCTACAATACTAGTACAAACACTACTATTGAAACACTTGACTATATCGACCCATCACAAGGCAAATTATTGAGTGCAGTTGAAACTAACATCGACTTTATCAGTCACGTTGACCCAGCTGTATATGGTGCAGGTCAGCGCTGGGGCCAAAATAAAATTGGTACTACCTGGCTAGACATTAGTAATCTACGCATGATGAATACAGCGCAACCAAGTGCTGTGTACAACGCAAAACACTGGGGCGAGGCGTTCCCTGGCAGTACTGCTGATATCTATACTTGGATCGAAAGTTTTGTAGCACCGATTGATTACGCAGGTTCTGGATTCCCAACCTCTTATGATTCGTACACTACATCTGTTGTTATCGACAGGGCTTCTAACTCACTGGTAACAAAGTATTACTACTGGGTAAAGAATTACGACTTGGTACCAGTTGGCAAACAACTGTCACCAGTGACTCTATCACAGTACATCTTAGACCCAGTTGGAAGTGGAATTCCGTTCATGGGCGCAATTGCACCAAGTGTCATTGCACTGTTCAATACTGGTGATGCGATTCATGGAAGTGACAGCGCCATTAACATTGGCTATGCTACAACTAGCAGCGATGACGGTGCACACTCTGACTGGACACTCATTAAAGACGGCGAAGAGACCGACTTCTTAGCTGGTGTTCCTGGCAGCATCTCTGAGCTGCCAACTGATATGTACATGAAGTACATCAACAGCTACATGGGCTATGACATGGTGAGTAATACAGTGCCGGACACTGGGCTACCATCATTAAAGCAAACTGGTACAGCATTCCGTCCACGTCAGACTATGTTTACTGACAGATTCGTGGCGCTAAAGAACTTCATTCAATACGCAAACAGAATCATGGCAGAAAATACCATCTCTGAAACACGTAGCACATTCTTGTTGAATAAAAAGTTTGAGAGTGGTGACCTAGTCGCTAATGATATCTTAAAGAAGGAATACTTCAACACAACAGATTACTGGAGCACGGTTGATTGGTGGGCTACTGGCTTTACTGCCAACACCAAGATTACAATTGAAGTACCAACTAAGTCGGATCTACTCCGCATTGGTACTACCAGTACTCTGAACATCGGCAGCGAAGGTATCATCTTAGGATTAAGCGAAGGCTTGGTAGCACGTGTTACCAAGAATGGTCAGGGAGTTAACGAAACTTACTGCTGGACATCAGCCGCTGGTTGGACTCGCATTGGTCTCCAAGGCGGCACAATTCAATTCTCGGCTAACGTTTATGATTCAGTGACACCGGCTAAATCAGCGGCAATCTACTGGATCATTCGCTGGATTACTGAGCAATTGTTTGTTGATGAACTCTTATCACACAATAACTCATCACTAATGATGATGTTTGCTCTGATTCAAAGTACAGCTCCACAACATCAAAACTATTTACCATGGTTGAATAAGACCAGTTTAGTAGACGTTAAGAACACTATTCGTAAATTGGTTCAGTACAAGAAATATCAGCGCGATAGTATCGACTTGGTAGCTGGTTACTTGAACGAAATTAAACCATATCACGTTTACATTAAAGACTTCTCATTCCTGTATAAGGGAACTGACACGTATGAAGGTGCATTCACTGACTTTGACATCTCATCTCAGTACAACGCAACTTCTGGTAAATTCGAGAGCCCGCAGCTGGTTTATAGTAACCCTGGTGATGGTCAGTATTTACCAACAGATAGTATTTGGTCTAGCTCTGCTTATAGTGATTGGTTCAGTCACAATGGCTTGACATTCAACAACAGTCAGGTAGACATCGTTGAAATCAGTAAATTGGCAGCTCCAATCTCAACTAGTTCTGCGTCGATTGTACTAACAGAATCTGGTAATTTACCAGACACCGGCACCCTTCAAATTGGCGATGAGCAAATTGGCTACAAGCAAATTGACCGTTACACAAATACTGTAACTGCGCTAGTACGTAACACAAATGGCACTGGTGCATCTAACTATGATGCAAATGAAATCGTATACTTAGTACCAGAAGCGGTTATGGTAATGAACAGTGCGCGTGGTTACACCAGTGCACCAACAATCACTGCTTATTATGACACGGTTGAGTATCCATATCCACCACGTTCAGTAGCATCATTCATCCCAACAATCACTGATGGTAAGTTGACTTCAATTTACACAGTGACTCCTGGTGATGGTTACCCAACTAACGTATCATTACGTGTATCACCATCATCTATTACCACTAAGTTTGTAACTGACCAAGTTGACTCTGAAATCAATCAGATTCAAATCAATAGTCACGAGTTCATCTCTGGTGATTCAGTTGTATTAACTGACTTGTCTAATGATGGCACGGCCGATACGAATACCAACTTGAAGGAATATCAATATTACTACGTTGGTGTGGTAGACGCTAACAACATTGCTCTATACACACATTACCGTGATAGTATCGATACATTCACAACATCGATGACTAAGTACACATTCTTGGTTGCTGGAACACCGTATGTCAATTGTATCAAACTCGATCAACCAGTATCAATTGGTAACCAACCATTTAACACTGGTGCACGTGTTCGTATTGTACTAGATCAAAGTGCTGGTAAGTTTGCTTATTACTATATCAGCCGTGTTGGTATGGAATACTCTAATGACACTAGTGTAAACGGATTCGCAGTAGTTGCTCTACATGAGACACACGCTGAAGCGGTTGCTGGTCTAGAATCAACACGTGTGTTGGTATCTGGTAGTGGTAAGATATCACTAGTGGCTCGTACTGACAGTAAGCGAATTGTATTTAAGAATGGTACTGACGGCACTATCTCTGTGTCAGCACAGGTGCGCGGATTCATGAACTTGGGCGCAATTCGCCAAATGAAGATTGGTCTGCGCTTTGACAGAACCGGTTACTTACCAAGTATCACGACTTATGCTAAAGACACCGTGTATGAAGCTGGTGACTTAGTTAAGTATACCAACACTGATATCAACGCTAGTTTTGTTTATGTCTGTGATGTGGAACACATCAGTGTGGCTGATGCGCCAGACTTGGCTAAATTCGTTGAAATCAACAGTAGTGGCATTCGCATGACTGGTGACAAGATGGGCAAGTCGGTCGACTTAAACGGTCTTGATCGTATTGCTGGATGGTATGAGCCAAAAGCTACAATGCCTGGCTACACTCTTGGCACTAAAACAACTCGTAAGCAGACTTCAGACCTGTCACAAATTGTAGATGGTACTAAGTACCCACATGCAACGGTGATGGACATGCCGTTTGCTGGTCCTAATACCTATGTGTTTACCTCTAAAGACGTGAACACGTCAAACAATACCATTAAGTTGAATTCTACAAAGTCATTGAGTACAACTTACAGTGAAGTGATATATGGTAGTTCAAATAACGGTTTGTATGTGACTACTACACCGATTGCTGTCAAGTCTACGGCTGGAAGTAATGTCATTACAATGACTTCTACTACTGGCATCTATCAGAATAGCGAGATTCGTTTTGTAGGATTGCCACTAAACGAGAGTATTAATACACTATCTAGCACTACATACTTTGTAACTTCAGTAACTGGTAACAATATCACAATTGCTAACACAGTTGGTGGTAGTAACATCGAAATGGGCAATGTAGTTTATGCTAATGGCACAAGCGCTAACGTATCAGAAGGTTATTCACCAGTTATCCTAAACGTTGCTACTACTATGCCTACTGCTAAAGTATTCGCCGCGTTTACATCTGTTACTAAGATTAATGGTGAGGCTAATGCTAACTCAACACTAGGCGGCCATCGTATTGAGTTAATCAGCGATGCTAACATCAAACAGTTTGACAAGATTGCTAACGGTACTGTTGTAAAGTTCAACAACAGCGTCGGTAGTATTGTTGCTGGTCAACACTACTTCGTTGGTGACAAAGCCGACAGTATTGTAGTTACCACGCAAACTGACCCTGCGAATAATTCTCCAATCATTAATACAACTATAACTAATTCGATCCGTTTATACACTGCTGCTAACCTCGTATCGACAAGTTTAGTTACATTTGCTAATGCGACACCGTTCTCAACTACTGCGGTATTTAACGAAGCATTTGCTAATATCTCAATTGTTGATAATACCATCACCCTCAGCAACTCTACAGCAACTATCGCTCGTGCTAATGCTGCCAATATATACTCTAACGTTACTATACCAGCTGCCAATATCGCTAATAACGCACCAGTTACCATCAATGGCAATCACTACTATGTTGCTAACAAAAATGATTCTAATAACAGCTTCAAACTGGTAACAACTCCAGGCAATGCCACCACCGTGTCCATTGCTGATACTACTGGTACTACATACGCAGTCTTCTCCGGTTACACACAACCACTAGCCACAGACTTTGTTACTGGTGATCGTGTATCTGCGGAATTCACTGAGCCAACAAATTCAACTTCTGGTTACATGTTTGCCAACGTTACTAATGGCATCGTCACACTACACACTGATTTAGCAGGCGCTAAAGCTGGTACTAATCCGTACACCGAAATCGGCACTGTTGGTCAAATTATCAGACCAAAAACATTATTGACATTGGTTGGTGCCAACACTGGTAACGCAACGTCATATACTGCCACGTTCGACCACTCTACGGATTCCACATCATTTGGTCTTGTCAATGATAAGCAATACACACTGAAGATTATCTCTACTACTGGCGACATTGCTGTTTATAACAACGTGGATGATGCTGATGCAGATAGAAATCGCGTGCCATTAATTACAGCAGCAGGTGGTCAGTTCACTATTACCGAACTCGATTCAATCATTCGCCCGCCAGCATTCTTTGACACTGTTGACAATTACAGATTGAATGGTTCTTCATTCATTGAAGGTTATGGTCCAGAAGAATTGGTAGCTGGTGTTCTAACAGACGGTCTCAACTTCACAGTCACAACTCGTCCTGGCGCCACTTGGGACCCGTTGATGAGTGTTGAAGGTGCAGTTGAAGATGTTGCGTTTGGTAATACTGCGTTCAATAAGGTTCGTATTACTAATGCACTAACACCAACAAATAAAGTAGTCAGCTTCAAAGACGTGGTAGCTAATCCTGTTACTGTGATGGTATATACTAACACGACAACTGGCTCAGTTCGTCTAACATTAGATACCGATTATACCATTAACTGGGTGGATCAAACTATTACATTGACACCTGGTTCAACCATATTCCCGACTCTAGTGCCAGTCGCCCTAGACATCTATGAGTTCGGTAACGGTAGTCAAATTGTTCGCTCAAATTCTAACCGTATACCATTCCGTAGCGTTCAAACACCAGGTTCTTCCACTAATCACTCTGAAATCTTGTTGAACGTCCCGTTCAGTGAACTAGAGTTGCCAAGTGCTTCTAACTCTTATTTGAGTGCGCTGGTGTTTGTTGGTACTAATAATACCGATACTACACGCCTAACTTATATCGACGACAAATTTAGTCCAGTGTATGGCACAACTGAACACTTCAGTATTGAGCCACAACGAAGCTATGACCCAGTGAATGACCCGTATAACCCAGCTAAGATTGTGTTCTCTAAAGAGTACACTGCTACTGATTATGTGGTGTTCGCCCTAAGTACCAACGTAATTGGCTTCTACACTGCTAATTCTGATGATATGAATACCATCACTCTGGTAGAGGGTGACAATGTTAAAAAGGTATACCTGGCACACATTGTGGACTTGAGTACCACAGTCAACTTCAAAGATTCAATCTCACTATACTTCTATCTACAGGATCGAGTTAGAGTGTACGTTAATGACATGTGGATGAGTACGGACGATTACGCATTTGATATGGTCGACCACGATCAACCAATCTATGATTCGGTTACTGGTAAAGTTGTTGGATACGAGGTAGTCAACGGCACTTCACTACGTGATGTATTAACTCGCGGTCAAGCATTTGCTCAAATCACATTCTACGATGGTATTTTGGCAACTGGTGACACTGTAAAGATTACATATGGTAGCTCTGGTATTGGCGTACCAGAGACACAGTGGTTCGGTGCTCCTACAGCTACTGATGTCGCATCTAACAAGAAAATCTTCCCACTAGAAAACTACATCAAAGACGGTAACTACACTGCTATCAGTGAAGTTGAAATTTTGGATAACAACGGCAAGTTCAAGTGTAACTCAACAATCTTGATGAAGGCTGGCGACAGAATCACCATCAGTGGTAAGTTGATATCACCGACAACATCTGGTAAAATCGTCGGGTACACAGATTCACCCACAACAAATGTCTGGGATAGTAAAACATATTACATCTCGGAGACTAACGGCTTTACAGGCTTCACACTGACATCATACTATGGTGGTAATCCAGATATCGTTACTGAGATGGGCACAGTTGAAGGTCTAACATTCAGTATTGAAAACAACATTGTTGTTGAGATCAACGGCGTCCGTCAAGACGGCCCAGCGCCAAAAGAAATCTTCTATAAGATTGTGTCTGTTGTTGGTGAAAAGATGCACTTGAGTTACCCTGCGCCTGTGTACGGCTTGACTGAATTCAACGTCAAGTATTTGACAGTACAAGTCAACGGTAAGACTATTCCGCAGATGAACACAGATGGCATCAATGCTAACTGGAACGTCAACTTTGACCCACTAGCAAACGAGTTCTATCACTATGCTGCTGACTTTGTGAACGAGCGTATGCCTTCGCCTTGGATCGCAGCTGACACTTATGTTCTCGGTGAACGTGTGATATACAACAATGCTTATTATGTATGTACTACAGCTATTATTACAGCTACCAGTACGACACCAGCACTAGACACTGATCACTGGGCTACATTAGCATCATACCCGCTCGACCCAGAAAACCATCATTACGGCTTCTTCGATGACGGCACACCGTTCGACAACCAGTTCTCGTTCAACGTGGTGTTCAATGATACTATTGCGTCAACAGACTTCACTGGTTCATTAGCACAAAACGACATCGTATCAATCACATACGATGTGCCACCAGCTACCGGCATTAAACAACCAGACGTGTATGTAATCACTGAGCGCGTAGAGAATGGCGCACTAACTGGTAAGTACGATATGTATGTGACTTATCCGTTCGGCACTGAAGATAAAATCTCAATCACCACGTTTAACAGAACTAATCAGTCTAATCTAAAGACTCAGCGTATCACCGATGCGTTTGTGAACGAGGTATCAACTGTTGACATAGTAGCAGGTGTAGCTCCTCTAGTAACCACAAATCAAAGTCACAACTTTGTCACTGGCTATAAAGTAATGTTGAGCGGTGGTGCATTAGGCGAACTAGCGGACAGATCATACTGGGTGGAGCGCGTGACTGCCACTGCCTTCAGAATCTATAACGACAGCGGGCTATCAACATTTGATACTGACGCAACTATTAGTCCATTGAGCGCAGTCAAGGGCTATGCTCAAATCGTAAACAGTTATCGCAGTACGATTGATACCACGCTCCAGATTAACCCATTGGTAATCGACCAATCAAGTCAGTTCATTTACGACGATGTGAATCGCTTCTTGGTCAGTATTGTCGACCAATCAACTGGATTATCAGTATATGTTCACCCAGACAATCTTCGTATCATTCGTGTACTAGATGAATTCCGTGGCGAGTATGTCAATACAATGATCATCAAGTCAAAGGTCAAAGCTGGTGACAAAGTGCTAATCACATCTACAGTGCCTGGTAGTGACCCTGGTGAAACACGCTTCCGTATTAATCAGACATGGAACACTGTTGGCGATTATCCAAATCCTCCGACAATTTACCGTGAAAATGCCATCTCCCGCACTTATGTGACAGCGGTGTCACCTTCTACAACTGAGTTCTGGTACGATAGTCAGGACGTCCAACATCCATATGCCGATACCATTACGGTTAAAGATGCGAGTGTTCTGGTCACTAAAACAGTTGATGGCGCAAAGACTCCGTTGGAGTTCACAGACAATCGTTACTACACAATCGTTCGCGGTGTCGTGAGTACTCAGGTAGTCGGACACTTAGTTAAGTTCAATGGTGCTGATGTTAATGAGTATGCGCTGTCTAGTGTAGACAACAGTAATTCCGTACGTGTCGATTTGACTAGCTTTACCGACGCGACTAAGAAGCCTATTGAGCTTACTGGTAGTATTACTGGTACCACACTAACAGTTACCAGTATTATTAAACCTGAAGTAGGCCAACGCATCATCGGCCGTGGTGTACTAGACGGTACTTATATTACTGGTGGCACTTATCCTAACTACACGGTAAATATCAGTCAAACAGTTGCTAGCACCTCAATGACCGCATATTATAACGTCGAAGTCACCTTATATACTGGTAATCAATTGCTGGTAAACGGCGGTCAGATTCAGTATGGTAAAATTGACGTGTCTACAGGCGTAATATCTAAGTTAACCTTCTCAAAGAACACGACTTATGCTCCAGTTATCTCCGAGTACGATGAAGTCCAGAGTATTCTGACTGAAAACATCATGATGGGTTATACAGACAAGACCATGTACGACAGTGTAATCACTGCGAATATCGAGTCCGTGGCAAATACTAATATTCTGACATTTAACAATGCGGTTGTAGCTGATGATATTACTGGTAAAGTAACCTCAAAGGCGATTGGTTCTGTTCGTAAAGGAGACAAGCTATCATTTGCCGACTCAGTAAACGTCAAACTCATGAATACGACCTCTAATCTGGATATTGCCAATACAACAGTGGCATTCTCTGGTCTTATCGACTTCACTGATACCGGTATTACTCAATATGCCAAGGAAGGTGATACTCTCACATTTACCAAAGGCGGCACGAGCTACGACAAGTTCAGAAATAAACAGGGTAAGCTGGTGTCTGAATTCACCGTGATTAGAAACATCAACAGCGGCAAGACCCTACAAATTGCTGAGCTGGTTGATATTGATGGTAACTGTACTGCTAAACTCAACAAGAGCGAGTACACGGTACAAGAGGTAGTGGACGTCGGAGACACGCGCACGATAACTGTGTCAACTAACGGTGGATTACCAACCATCACTGCTGGTACAGCCGTGAAAATCAACAAAAAGACGTATGACCTACCTCTCCAGTTGGACACCACAGTCGCTGCCTCGTTCTTAAACAAACAATCACGGTAAATATCAATGATAAATACTCGTATGACTAATGAAGTTAACCCACCAGAAGTTAAGGAAACCCAGCCACACGATACGGCTGGCTTCCACTTCTCTGGCGGCATCAAAATTACAGATCCTGAGACTAAAGAGGTCTTGGCTCATATTCGCACAGATTAAGGAAAAGCTCAGTGGACGCTACTATACAATATAACATTAAGGGACACATCACTATTCGAGATTACGTAACTCGTGAAGTCCTGGTAGACAAAGACAATGGAATTAATTACGAAGTAATTTCCATGGCAATTGCGAATTCGTTAACAAACCGTGGCACTGGCCCAATTTACCAAATGGCATTCGGCAACGGCGGAGCTACTATTGATAGTACTGGTCTAATTACATATTTGCCATCAAATACCACTGGTTTAAATGCATCCCTGTACAATCAAACATATGCCAAGATTGTGGACGATAACTTAATCTCCAACTTAGATCCAACTCGCAACAAAATGACCGTTAGTCATGTATCTGGTAAAACGTACAGCGATATCAAGATTCAGTGTCTACTAGACTATGGTGAGCCAGCTGGACAGTATGCATATGATAACGCTACTGACAGTGAAGGTACATTCGTGTTTGACGAATTAG